TGAGTAATAGAAGTTTATTCGGAGTTTGTGGAGGATTAGCGAACTATACCGGAATTGATGTTAGCTTAATAAGGATCTTATTTGTTTTTGGTGCAATTTTTACTGGTAGTATTGTGCTATGGATTTATTTGTTAATGGCTCTTGTGTTGCCAAACGACGAAAAAAACTGACAGCGTTCAAAAAAAATCAAGTTTGGGTATTGACAACGCCGATACAAAGGATACAATAAGGATACAAAGCAGGAATGATTGGTCGCGTGACCAAATCTTGCTGAGTAAGTTTGGATATTGAATTGGAGGTTGATTATGGCTGATGTAACTACTATTGATAAGCAGAAGCGTGTTCGTTGCTCTGATGAGCAGTTTCTTGAAGCGGTATTTTCTTCTAAGACTTATGCTGAAATTGCGGCTAAGACTGGTCAGAAGATTGCTAGTACGATGGCTCGTTATGCTCGTACAAAGGCGGCTCTGGCTAAGAAGGGTATGGAACTTCCTAGCATGGAACGTGCAAAGCCAACCAAGACAGTTGATAATGTCGAGGCTATGGCAGAGGTTGTTCGTCGCCTCAAGGCTCACGCCAACGGTTGATTTTAAAAACCTAAAGCAACAGACCATATCATTTAAACTAGTGAGGCACACAATCTAATCAACCTCATGATTTTACTTGATATGGTTTTGTTGTTTATGGGAGCATAGCCCAATTAGGCAGAGGCAATGGACTTTTTTCGTTAATTTGAGTGCTTAGGAGGAAACCCCTAAAGTAGAATCGCTTAAATTCGGTGAAGGCTTAACTGCTAATACCGAGCCAAATCTGAGTAATCAGAAAGGTGTAGAGACTAAACAGGCGATACCTAAAACTAATTAGTAATGGTAAAGATATAGTCCAGACCACAAACAGTAATGGTAGTGAAAACTATAGTGGTACGAAAATCCATCAAGTGAGGGTTCGATCCCCTCTGCTCCTATTATTTTTAATTTAAGGATAATGAACTATGAACCCCAACTCAAATCCGTTAGACTATCTTATTCAGTGTTGTGAGGATGCTTCTAATACTGGGTATTGGAAATTGACTAAGTTTAATATTCTTAATGCTAAAGACGAACTGAAAAGATTGCGTCAAAAATTAGCAGACTCTTATCAGGAACTATTTAATTGTAACCAAGACTATGTAGAAGAACTTAATAAAAATCTCGACTATAAAGAAGTTGCCTGGGCCAGAATTAATGAAAGAGGCGACCTTTTTGATCTGAGACTACAAAAAAATCCACATCTTGATCCTAACACAATTATTCCTCTCTATAGGTTAGACAATGGTAGCAATGCCTAATAGGTTTTATAGAGGCATCGTTGAAAGTAAGCCAGATTTCCCACATCCTAATTTTAGATTTATTCTAGTTGATACTGTAAAAGAAATTCAGGATGAAAACGGAAATTGGTATACTGATTCTTTTGAGTTCTATGAAGATTATCTGCTTCATAATTATGAACTTAGCGATGTATTTTATGGGGTATATGCTTCGTATCATATTGACGATGTAAGGTCTGGATTAAAAATTACAGAAACAGAAAGTTTATCTCAAGCAATAAATATTGCTCAAGAAATTATGGGTAATACCATAGAAGAAGCCAAAGTAAATTTGTCATGATAAATAAAACTTATCAGATAGATTATAGTGATTGGTTTGATGAGGGTGGATATTGTCAAGTTTATCCCATTAAAAATAATCCTAAGTTAGTTTTTAAAGAATTTTATAACAAAAAACGAGCAATCAAAGCACTAAGCAATCAAAAGAAATTAGCAAAGTTTGATTTGGCTCCAGAAGTTTATACTTCAGTTTGTAAACTAAAGTTTGCCAAAGATGAAAATGTGCTATATCATCCTGTTAGCGATTGGGGATATGTTACAGAGTTTGCTAAAACTTTTAAGGCAAATACTGGTATTAGTATGATGCAGATTCAGCGTCTAGTTGATGATATTCTTAATAAAACCGGTCTTAAATTTTGGGATTGTCATTGGTATAATATCGGTATGGTTAAGAGAAATAATAAAAAGCACATTGTTTGTATAGATACTGGGAGTGAAAGTTTTGAGGGTCACTCTAATGCCTGGGGATATTCTACTCCTGGGCCGAAATGTTGCTATTGTTATAAATACGAATGTAAGTGTGGCTAACATTATCTTTATGGTGTATATTTAAATGAGATAATATTGACTTATACTATAAAAGGAGACTATCTATGTCACGAGATTTTGATGATATTTACAAAAAAATAGATCAATCTCACAAAGAATTATATAAGCAAGATAGTGCTATATCAAGAGATATTTCTAATATAGATAAAAATCAAGAAAAAATTCTATCAGAAATTAAGGACTTAAAAAAAGAAGTAAAAAACATAGGATTCAAAGTAGATATGATGCTAGAAATACTAAATAATTTTACTATTATGCTAGCAGAAGAGGGCGAAGAAGATGAAGATACTTATGAATTTGATAGCGGTGATACTTGGGTTCCTAAAGATAGTGAAGATGAAGAAGATGCAGAAGACGATTGGAGTAATAGAGAGGATGAAAGTTAATGGCTGGTTTAGCATTAATTGCTTCATTAGTAGTTTTATCAACAATATTAATTGGGCCACTAGCATATCTTTTATCTAGATTAAATTTTCCAGCATCTATAGTATATGTTTTATCTATATTATCTATTATTAACGGAATATGGTTTATTGCTATAGGATTACCAATATGGTACATTGGGATGGTTCCAATATATTTTGGATATATCAGCATACAGAGAGTTAATAGACGACGCTCAGAAAAATTCAAGTAACCGACGTTGACAACCGATAAACGTATGGTATGATGGAGTAACACAGGGAACGATTCACAGGACTTTTGGAGAAATATAATGAAATTGGCAGATAGGACGGTTGAGGTTCATAGTGCTGGGATTAACAGCACTAATCAGTTTAGTATTGCTCAGACCAGCAAAATGTTTAAGATTCTTTCGGATTCTCTATATTCCGACAAGGTGATGGCTGTTATTAGAGAACTAGCCACAAATGCTTATGATAGTCATATTAGTGCTGGCAATAAGAATCCTTTCTTGGTAAAGTTGCCCACATCTGCTGATCCTAATTTTACCGTGCGTGATTATGGCACTGGTCTTAGTCAGGTCGATATGGAGAGTCTGTATACTACCTATGGTGCTAGTAACAAGAATAATAGTAATGACTTTGTGGGTTGTCTTGGTCTAGGCTCTAAGAGTCCTTTTGCTTATACTAAGAGTTTTACCACAACATCGTATTTTGATGGTAAGCAGTATACTTATATTGCCGCTATTGATGATAGTGGTGTTCCTACCCTAAACCTTATTCATAGTTGTGATACCAGTGAGCCTAATGGTCTAGAAATTAGTTTTGCTGTTAAGCAGCACGATTTCCATGAGTTTAGTCAAAAGGCTGTTAGAATTTTCCACTACTTTAAGATGAAGCCTATTATTAGTGGAGGCGTTAATTGGAATTTTGAGCAAGAATATAGTAGTCGAAATGTTGTTATTGATGGTGAAGGTTGGAGGGTTTGTCGTCTAAACAACCAACTATTCCCTAATCAACATCATCGTATTAATAGTGGCGTTGTTGCTATCATGGGTAATATCGCCTACCCTGTTCAAACAGAACATTTGATTGGGGAAGAAAAGGCCGAAACCCCGGATCATATTGCTAAGTGGAACCGAGCCTTTAATAAGGCGGATATTGCCTCTTGGAAGAGTTTTGTTGGAGAAATTATTCATCAAAATCTTTATCTAGAACTAGATTTTGGTATTGGTGAACTTGAGATGGATGTTAGTCGTGAGGGTCTACAGTATACTAAGGGTGTAATTAAGGCTCTTAGAGACAAGACCCAGGATATTTTCCTAGAACTCAAACAGAATTTTAGCGATAAGATTGCTACTGCTAAAACTAAAGTAGAAGCAATTATGACATATTACCAGATGAATGATCTGGCTGGCGGATGGGGAGTTGGTGCTTCGTGGACTGATTCTAATAATAAGGTTCACAGTATCAATTCTGGTAATGATCTTGAATATAAACTCAAGAAGAGCAAGAATCTGTATGTGTTTAATTATCGTACAGCGGGCTATCGTTCTCGCAGGATGGTTTATCTAACAGATAAAATTCATCATGAAACTCTTACTGGTAAAGGCCAAAATTATTGGAACAATGCTAGAAAGAATGGAAACATGGCTTTTTTCTGGTGTGATATTGCAGCAACAGAAACAGCAAAGAAAATTGTAACTAAGTATTGCAATGAGAATGATTGTTTTGCATACTTGATGGTTGATACTGAAGATCATAAGGATGTTATTAATGGATTTGATAGTCTAGTCGAAGATGTTGGGGACTCTAGTATCCTTAATGTGTCAGACTATCGTGATCTTATCAAGTCAAGTCCTAAAAAGAGAAACTCTGTTGATAGTAAAGGTAGCGTGAGCGATCAAGATGTATTTCTGATTATTGGAGACAATAAGAATACAGATCCTCTTACTATTGAGTATAACGATGCTGTTTATATGCGTAGTCTAAAAACTGATAGACTAGATGAGTTTGTTGAAGAGGATGAGATTGTATATATTCCTATTCTAAGGTATAAGGCTACAGATAACTATCCAAGTATTAGTGCTTTGAATCGTTGGTCAAATAATGATACATACAAGGGTCTAATTAAGGATTTGTTTGAGGGTGTCAATATCTATGCGATCAAGCAATCCTCAATTAAGAATCTTGAGAAGGACGGTCTAAATTTGGTAGACTTTAATACTTTTATGAAGCGTAGACTCCAGCATCTTAATCAGAACAAGTTTGGCGACTTGACCAAATATAATGATATGGTAGAGAAAGCTCGCAAAGAGTATAGTACTGACGATGGTATGGATCATCATTATAATACAGGCTTTATCGACCGCCAGTTTCTATTCCATATTTTGAATATGTTTGGTCTTGAATACAAGAAGTATATCAACAATCAAAATGTAGTAGATGTTGTAGACAAACTGTTGGTATTAGAATTCTTTGTAGATACTATGCACAGAGATTCTTTTGATATTACCAGATTCAAAGCAACAGACTATTTTGGTCTTATGACTCAACTATTAAGTAATATGGGTATTAATGGTCTAGATAGTAAAAAGATCAAAGAGACTAATGTGATGTATAACAATGTTCTAATAATGCTCAATCAACTATATAACGGTACTGATGAGCATGGTAGGGCTGTCAATAATAGTGATGAATATTCTAAACTACTCAAGCAAGAAAATGGCAAGGGTGTAGAGTTGGTTAGTATCAAGACATTAAGAGAAAATATTAAGACGGAACTTGACAAGAACCCCTTGTTCAAGTATATTATGGGAGTTGCTCCGGTGCAGGGTAATTTGAGACATCTTCATGCTAACACCAACCCTCTAAGGGAATTAGATTCTAACCATAGTTATAGGTATGGTAGTACTAAGAGTAAATGGTTGACTAGTCTAAATGATGTGGAGTCATTTAGAATTCAAATGGGTAATGTAATTGGTTGATTTCACAGGTAAACAAGGAGATAGATAATGAGTGTTCCTTTTATGTGGGTTGATGGAAATCTGACACTGGTTCTTAATAATAGAACCTATCAGGTTCTTCCAGATCATATTAACTACAAGATGATTCTTGAGGCATTGCCTAGTGCGACTGCTGATGAACTTCTTGAAATTGTAGATGTCGAAAAGGCTGTTAGCACTTTTAGTGATGGTCTTGTAGAGATTAAGAATGGTAAGGTTATGTACGAGGGCGAGGAGGTTCATGGAAGTATCAGTAAGAGGATTCTTGAGTTTATGAGCAAGGGTCTACCTTTCCAGCCTCTTGTTAATTTCCTTAATAATCTGATGGAAAATCCTAGTATGCAGAGTCAAAAGGAATTGTATGATTTCCTTGAGCATGAGCATCTGCCTATTACTGAGGATGGTCATTTTCTAGCCTATAAGGCTGTTAGGAATGATTTTAAGGATAAGTATCGTGGAACTTTTGACAATAGTGTTGGTCAAATTGTTAAAATGCAGCGAGCCAAGGTTGACGATGATAGAGCCAGAGGATGTTCTGATGGTCTTCATGCTGGTGCATTGAATTATGTTGCTGGTTATGGTAGTCTTGAGAATGGTGATAAGATTGTGATCGTTAAGATTAATCCTAGTGATGTTGTTAGTGTTCCAAGTGATTGTAATTGTGAGAAACTTCGCACTTGCCGATATGAAGTAGTCGGAGAGTATCAAGGCGAACTTCTCAAGCCTCTTTATTCAGCCTCTTTTACTGAGGATGAGTATAGTGAAGATGATGAAGATGATTATAATACCCTTGACGAAAGTTATTGGGATCAGTTTGACGAGGAAGATGAAGAAGAGGATTTTGAGGAGGATTATGACGATCAGTATTGATCGTTAAAGTGAAAGTCTGGTGACTCAATAGAATACTATTGTGATGGTTCGATTCCATCACCACTTTTATATTGATAATGATAGCAGAGGTTGCTGTCCCAATATTTAGGAATAATTGAAAGAAACAGGACATATTATGTTTAGCGATAATTTAGGATTCAATCCGTTTGATCATAAACTTTCCCCTCACGGCAAAATGTATGTTAGGCCAAGAGAAAAGTTTTTAGACTCTTTTGGTATCAAACACATCTTTTGCTATAATGGAGATCCTAGAAAAAAGATTAGTAGTATGAATCATACTAATCGACTAGTTGAGGCTACAGAAGCAAATGTGAAGAAAAATTCTGATGTTTATTTTTATGTTAATGGTGGGCGAAAACTATATGCCATTAACAACTTTACCTGTTGCTTCTGTGATATGGATGCTGGGCGAGACAATGAGGGCAAGTATTTTAAGCCTAGCGTTGTAATGCAAAAGAAGAAGGGTTTTCTAAAAACTATCAACGAGTTTCCAGTAGCACCTAGTTGGGTTGTAGATACTCGTAATGGTTATCAGTGCTATTGGCTTTTTGATGAACAATCAGTAAAAATGATTGGTAAAAATAAAACGTTCTGGAACGGTCTACAGAAGAAACTTGTCAACTATTTTGGTGGTGATCCAAGAGCGATTAAAGCCAATCAGATTTATCGAGTTCCTTATACTTGGTGGAGGAAAGGTTGGGAAGGTAAGCAACCTTATTTTACTAGTATTCTTAGTGGCTCAACTGGTAATCCAATTAATGTTGCTGATCTAAAGAGTGCCTTAACGGGTCAACCAGCAAACATTAGTATTGTTCCAGAGAAATGCAGCGACGAATGGTATAAGGGCTATGCGACTGCGTATAAGCAATCTGATGAAACTGGCATCCCAGTATCGACCGAGGTTGCTAAACAGATTCTAAATGATCTTCAAAACAAAAAGAGTTATGGAGTCATAGATCAAGCCAAGTATTTACTCAATAATATTATGGGTTGTGGTCAGAAGAATAGTCAACAAAATATTAAATATGATCTAGTTGATGATTCCGAAGAAGAGGATATTCTTTGTTCCGAACTTGCTCAGAATGAGGTAGACGACGAGACTGATTCAATCGACACTACCTTGCCCCACGAAGGATCGTGTCACAAGCGTCAGGAAGCGTCAGGCGATGATGTTTTAAGTCTAGACGGTGAGCAGACTAGACTTTTAAAAACCGTCGTGGAGTTCCTTAATCAAGTAAGCACCCCACTCTATTTTAGTAACAACAGATTCCTATCTTCGTCCGCTAAAGAGTTGGCGAATAAACTTAGCGATCATTTTTGTATTGGTTAAAAATGCACGAATCATACGATGATAACGAAGAGGATTATGATGACTATAACTATGATGATGTGCCAAAAGATCCATACAAATGGTATTATAAATTCGACGTTGGGCCAGACAATCCTGTTTCTAAATGGCTTGATGATCTAATTAATGATTTTATTAAGAATCCTCCTAGTGACTATAACATAGTTAGTATTCCCGGTTTTTATGAGAAGAAGTTTCCTGTGAATAGTTGGAATCCCAATACTGATAAGGGTAATTCCTTACAGTATTTGGGGTCCAATTATCAAAACTCTCCTATCTGGAAAAAGAAATATTTTGTAGTTGACAAAATTAATAATGAGTATAAGCTACACTTACAGGATCATGTTATGCACTTTGTTATGCAGCCTTACTACTACAAAGGGTTGTTTGATATACTTAACTAAATAGGATATTATATGAAAAAAAAGGACTGGTTTGTAATAAATAATTTGGAGGAATTTATTAATACTACTAGATCTTTAGTATTTAATAATTTTGGTAAATCTAATGAGTCTTCTATAGATCTTTTGATGGAAGAAGTTCCGACGGAAGAGTTGGACGAATTCAATTCTGTTTTATCATATGATGAGTCTCTCACTATAGCCAAAGAGATTTTAAAGACACAAATAAATAAAAAGACCTCAGAAAAAAGATATTTAGTTTCTGATTCTTCATATATGACATTAGTAGAGTCTTTAAATGCAAGAATGGTTGGCAATATACTTAACAATTTAGTAAACAAAGGGCTGGTTGAAACAGCGTTTGATGAACAATCTAATGACTTTATTTTTTGGTGTGTAGAAAATGAATCAGACAAAAATCAAAATCCAGAAACCGATTGAAATAGATGCTCATCTAAAATATAGATGTCATAAATGTGGTTGGGATCATTGGGTTTCTTTGAATCAATCAAAAACAAAAAATTACAAGGTGGTGTGTGATTGTGGGACTGTATTTAGTCCTAAAAGAATAAAAAATTTAACTATAAATTATAGAATCCGCAAAAAGAAAATAGAAAGCATCAGTCAAAATACAGAAACTATTATTGTAGATCAAGTCCAGCACATAAAACATTCGATCAATTCAGAAACTCTAGAAAAATGCTCTTTGCTATTAATAAAATACGGATTTACAAAAGCAGAAGCAAAGAATTTGATTACAGATAGTTACAATAAAATTGGATCAGATAATATTAGCGTATTATTTAAAGATATTTTACAGTCTATTGGAGATAAAAAATGAGCAATATTCGTCCGTCTTCTTTTCAAGATATTATTGGTCAGTCAGACGTTGTGAATCGTTTAAAGGTCACTGTAGCCGGTTGTAAAAGTACAGAGAGTGCCATGCCTCATACTTTAATTGACGGGCCTCCTGGCCTTGGTAAAACGACTATGGCGGGTGCTATTGCTAACGAATTAGGAGTAAACCTATACACAACAAATGCGGCAAACATCAGAAGCGTTAAAACAATTTTACCCTACCTTATTGGTATGCCAAGACAATCAGTATTATTTATTGATGAGATTCATAGACTTCCGAAATTAGTAGAAGAATTTTTATATCCTGTGATGGAAGACTTTACAATCAATATAATCTTAGAGAAAGAACCAGAAAAAATCGATCTCCCACCATTTACCATTGTTGGTGCAACAACTAGTGGAGGCAGTCTTAGTCAACCATTTTATGATCGTTTTGTTATTAAAGAACACCTATCATTCTATACTGATATTGAACTAGCTAAACTAGCCAGATCGAATTCTGCTAAACTAGGAATAGTCATAGAAGATGCAGATCTTTTGGCTATTGCACAAAGAAGTAAAGGTACTCCTAGGATTCTTAATGCTAGACTACAATGGTATAAGAATTACAAAATTTGTCATCCTAATGAAGACAATATTGATAAAATATTTGAAATTCAAGGAATAGATAGTAATGGTTTAGATATGTACGATAGACAATATCTAGAAGTACTTAAAAAGTCCAAAGGCAATCCACTAGGACTAAAAGCAATATCCTCTATGACGGGCATTGCTATAGAAACTATTGAAAATAGTATCGAGCCATATCTAGTGAGAAAAGGAATAGTAGTCAGAACTCAAAAAGGTAGGATTATAGGAAAATAAAAGATATGGATAAAAAAATCCTAGTCATAGGTGGAACTCAAATGGTTGGTAGAGACTTTGTTGAGTTTTGTTTGGATAATAAATTTGATTATGAAATACATATAGCCAATAGAGGTATAACCAATCCAAATCTTTTTCCTAGTATAAAACATATCTCAATAGATAGAAATATAAAAAGTAGTTGTATAGTTCTTAGTCAAAATAGTTATGATTTTGTTATAGATTTTAGCTGCTATAATATTCAACAATTGTTAAATATAATAGAGTATATAAATACTAAAAAATATTTTATAATGAGTACATTGTCTGTACTAGATAGTTCAGCACTAGCACAAGTCGATCACTGGCTACACAAATATGCATCTGATAAAAAATCTTTAGAAGATTATATATTAAATAATAATTTACCATTAAATATTATTAGAACTGGAGCACTTTATGGTAAAAATGACTATACAAACAGATATTATGAATTAAATAATAAATTCTATAATAGGCAAGATAATACAGAAATATTCGAGAATAAGTATCTGATGAATGTTAGAACTTTTACTAAATATTTATATCAATATATATCTATTCAAAATATCAAAAGTCAAAATATTATTCAAATTGATCTAGATGGAATAACTAAAATTTTATAAATGTCAAATAATACTCTTGTTCATTATGGACATACTCAAATAGAAGAACTAAACCTAGTTAAACAACTAGCTAAAGACTTAAATTTAAAGTTTATACATGACGGTATACAACAAGTTAGTATTAATAATCCTAAATTCCCGATAGCCTCTTATTGGGATTTTATTAGTCATGCAAAATATGCTAGTTTTATAGTGATATGGAATGGTATGCAATGTTATGGCCCATTAATAACCTCCGTGTGTAAAAATATGAATATACCAAGATGTTATATGGAATGGGGACTATTGCCTCAGTCATCAAATTTTCTTATAGATCCTGTTGGGTTCTGCGGCAATTCTGTATTGAATTACGATCTATCATGGATAGATGATAACGATATGAATTTTTTATATCAGAAAAGAGATGAGCTACAACAAGAATACAAAATATCTGATGAGGATTATATCCTAGTTCCTTTGCAAATAGAAAATGATAGTCAGGTATTATACTACAGTCAGTATAAAAATATGCATGATTTTATTTTAGACATAAGTAATAAATATTTTGATAGAAAAATATTTGTAAAATTACATCCTAAAAATAATCAAGACAAATATATGAAGTCATGGAACATAGAGGATTGTGTAAAATTTGATTCTAAAAGAATATTTTTTATACAAGATAAAAATATAAATTTTTTAACTTTAGCATCAAAAGCTTCATTTATTGTTGGCTTAACTTCTACTGCCTTGTATGAAGCTGCTATTCTAGGTAAACATATTGTTTCTTTTGGGGATCATCCTCTACGAAATCAATCAAATAATATAGATCGTGTGTGTGCTGGAATTCTTGCTCTTAATATAGATAGAAAAATAGGAAAAATACGACCTATACTAGATAGATTTAGTCCTAAGTATTATCAATTCTAATAATATCATTATTTTCTAATTTAGTATAATAAATTTCATAAACAATACTATCTTCTATTGCTTCAAATTGATGCCAAACTCTTGGAGATATAACCAGACTCTCTTCCTCTTTTAATACGGAACTAATAATAGTATCTTCCTCCCATCTGTGTACTATTATCTTGCCGGTCTCCACAAAAAACATATTATATTTATATTCATGAAAGTGCTTAGAGCATTTTTGTTCTTTTATTATTTCTATTCTATGTATAGATACTGAGTCATTGGTAAAAATTTCAGAGGTTACACCCCAGAGCTTTATTGTTTTATTCATAAAAATTCTATCCAATCATTAGTGAGATACAAATGTCATATATTATACACCCCTATGAGTCCAAGTATGTATCTGTACAAAAATTTAATTACCCATTTAATTATATTATAATAGATAATTTATTTAGTCAAAGTATTTATAGTTCTATCTGTAGTAAATTTTCATCATTTATTTCTAGAACAGTACCATATAAAGATCAGCCTGGAGCAACCAGTGATTATGAAGGATATATAGCTGGACTAGGATTAGAAGATCTTAATAAGGGATACGATTTTTTTGCTTCAAAGGAACTGCAAAGTTTCATTGAAAAGCAATTTAATATTAAAACTTCAAAATACATATCTCCATCTGCTCATTTTCATAAAGCCCCATCTAAAAGTGGATTTATACATAGAGATATGAATATATGCTCATTTGATCCTAATAGACAAAATACAGATTTTGTTACTACTGGTGGAGTAGCATATACTGATGATAGTAATACTAATTCTAATAGTATTAAAATGATCAGAAGTATTGCATTATTATATTACTTAAATAATACTGATACTCTAGGGGCTAAAGGTGGTGGTACGGGTATATATGATGGTTATGATGGAAATTTAATTTATACTGTTGAGCCAAAAAATAATAGATTATTTATGTTCGAAATTTGTCACAATAGTTATCATGCTTTTATTGGAGCAAATTTTGATAGGTCAGCAATAGTAAGTTGGTTTCACTCTTCTCCAGCATATATAGTTCATAGACATTTAGATTATTATAAAAATAATTCTAATTTTATAGAAAGATGGTCAAAAAGACCAATTAATGAGTATTGGCTTATAGAAAATGATCCTGAGTATCATAACTATTTTAGTTAGTATTATATAAACTAACTATTAGTGTATTAGCTTTAGTCTAATATGCTTATATAGGTAGTTTATGGATATTTTTTTTTCTATATTAGGTTTTAATTCTTTTTATCCTAAAAAAGTAAGACTAGCCTCCAGATCTCCTAGATGGAGCAGCGTGAGAGCGGATCATCTATCTAGGCATCCTTGCTGTGCTGCTTGTGGACGATCTTTAAAGTTAGAGGTTCACCACATAGAGCCTGTACATTTAAATCCAAAAAAGGAATTAGATCTTTCTAATTTAATTACTCTATGTTCTAATCCGTGTCATATATTATTTGGTCATTTTATGGATTGGAAAAGTTGGAATAAGGATGTGGTGCAGGATTGTAAGGTGTATTATAATAAGTACAAAAATAGACCATATAAGTCTTAATTATGGATAATATTATTTTATATATTTTATTAGTTCTAAATTTATTTAGTTTTTTATTGGGATATTTATATGGCTATTTTAGAAATTTGTCAAGTAATAAATCTTGGATTGCATATTCAAAAAGTGATAAAAAACAAAAACATAATACTGTAGAAAGTAATGACATTAGTATTGATGATAAAAAAGTTATTTTAAATATTGATACTAAAGGATTAGAAAAGAAATATGAAGAATTGGGAGATAAAAAAATTACAGAGGATAATATTTCTAGTTCAGTAAATAAGCTTAAAAATTTAAAGAGGTAATATTATGGCAAAAGGGTTAGATGTAGGTACAAGTTTTATAGTACTATCTCAAGAAAAAAATGAACAAATAGAATATAAAGATTTCAGAGATGCTTTTTATATAATTAAACCAACAACTCCAGTAGCTACTAAAATGATAGAAAAAGGTTTGGCTGGAAAGGTTTTCATTAAAGATACTGATGGTTCATTTATTTTATTAGGTAGGGATGCGATAGAAAAAGCAGTAGAAAGAAATGATAATGCTAAAAGACCTATGAGCAAAGGAGTGGTTTCGGCAAAGGAAAAAGACGCTAAAAGAGTATTAGCTTTTATATTAAAAGAAGTAGTCGGCCAACCTGATGAGCCCCTTGAAAAGTTAGTCTTTTGTGTTCCTGCACAACCTATTGATCAAGAAGATGATGATTTTGATGTAGGATATCATGAAGATACTATTAAAGCTATTTTAAATGAGGTAGGTTATGATGCTAAAGCTATTAATGAAGCTGAAGCACTATGTTATGCCGAATTGGAAAGCGAAGACTACACAGGAATTTCTGTATCAGCAGGAAGTGGTATGCATAATATTTGCGTTATGTTAAATGGTGAACCAACTATTTTATTTAGCACCACGAAAAGTGGAGATTGGATAGATAAAATGAGTTCTGTAGCAACAGGAGAACCAGAAACTGTTGTGCAAGCAGAAAAAGAGAGTGGACAATTTGAGATTGGAAAAGAAAACACGAATCCGGTATTGTCTGCTGTAAGTTCTTATTATGAACGATTAATAGATTATACTACCAAACAACTTAGCTTAGCATTAAGAAACCATAATAGTCTGCCAAAATTCAAGACCCCGTTAACTATTGTTATTTCTGGTGGAACTTCTTTGGCAAAAGGATATATAGAAGCATTTGAAAAGAAACTGCAAGAAAATAATTTTCCTTTACCAATAAAAGTAGTCAAACACGCTAAAGACCCTTTACATTCTGTATCTAAAGGGTGTTTAATAGCATCTAAGATTTTATAGGAAATATATGGCTATATTTGATCCAGTACTAACGTGTCCTAATTCTGGAACAACACAACAAATAGGAGTATATAATCCTAATGCTTTTTTAGTCATAGTTTATATACAGCAAAATATAACAAAAACCCAAGGAGAAGAATATTGGCAAGATTTAATGAATTCTGGATTACAAGGATTAATACAAGCACCATTTCTTATATCAACAAATCCTAATTATTGGTATAGAGTTAGGCTTGTTGCTGGTAATGGAACTGGTGAGATTAGTGATTGGATTTACTGTCCAGTATCTGCTGGGGTTCCTGATAGTCCGACGCCAACTCCTACTAAAACACTAACTCCTACTCCTACTAAAACACCTTCTATAAATCAAACAGATATAATTAAACCAGATATATCAGTATGTGATGTAAATTCTAGTATTAATGCTAAAAATAATAATTCTTTTTTAGTAAAATTATATATGGATTACCGATATATTGGATTACCAAGTAATGACATGAATGTTAATGGTTGCTTATCAGGATATAATTTAAATAATCAGCAATGGAGAATTATTAGTTCTCCTTTAGGATATACTGATCAATCTAATCCACAATCTATCGTATATCCTAATGCATATACTGAAAATATACTATTATCTATAATTCGTGGATTGTTTCATTGTGGCGGAACCAATATGTTGGACTATCAATATAGAATTCGATTTGGTAATTTAGCAAATACAGCTTTTAGCGATTATTCATATTGTCCTGTAAATTTAGAACCAACACCAACACCAAGTAAATCTGTTAATATTCCTACAGCAACGCCAACTTTAACCACAACTGGCTCTAGTAATCTGCTACAAATTACTCCAACCCCTTCATCTAGTATACTACAAATTACTCCAACTCCTAGCAAAATAGAATCTAATAGAAATACAAAATTTATTCAACATAGAAACTGTATTTGTCCTAGCGCTACTCCAACAGCAACTCCAACAAAAACTCCAACAGCTAGTCCAACAAAAACTCCAGCTAGCACAACAACACCACAACCATCATCTAGTCCACCACCAGGCCCACCAAGTCCTCCTAGTCCACCACCCGGTCCTCCTGGCCCACCAAGTCCTCCAAGTCCTCCTGGCCCACCAAGTCCTCCAAGTCCTCCTAGCCCACCAAGTCCTCCCAGCCCGCCTCCTCCCGGACCTCCTGGCCCACCAAGTCCACCAAGTCCTCCCAGTCCTCCAAGTCCTCCTAGCCCACCAAGTCCTCCTAGTCCTCCTAGTCCACCACCAGGCCCACCAGGCCCACCAAGTCCTCCTAGTCCTCCTAGTCCACCACCAGGCCCACCAGGCCCACCAGGCGGCGGTGGTGGCGGTGGCGGTGGCGGTGGTGGCGGAGATAATTGTCCAGAATGTACTTATACTGGATCTCGATTAGGGCTTCTAAATGGTTATACTGGAGTTCAATGTAATGATGGAGAATTATGTAGCGATTGTAGTGGAGGAATACTAATATGTGATGGAATAGCATACTGTTGTTGTGCTGGTCCAGGAGTTATGAGTGCTGATACTAATGGAGCACCATTTTGTTGCGAGCCAGATCCAGACTCTACAGCATGGCACAAACGTAAACCTGTACCTTGCGAAAAAAAGCCATGTAATCCTCCTGATCCTAATAGAGATCCTAATGCTGTTCCTGAAGACCCTAAGAGAGAAGGGTATTATGATGGATCACTCTATGAATGCGAAAACAATCCTAATATGTATACTATTACTAATGAATTAGAATCAACAGCTGAACTAAGTGTTATTGGTCTTGCCGCAGATGAGGTTATAATTAATGGAGAAATATATGAAGAAGGACAACATATATTTTCATGGCCTTTTGATCCTTGTGGAATCGGATTACCTATGAATGGAAATCATTCTTACTCATTTAGTACGATCCTTCTTCCAGGAGAATCTGTTACCTTTGGAGGAAGAGATAATGGTTTTGGCGGTGGTATAACTGTTAATTGGACTTTATGTGAATTAGGTTAAAAATAAAATGAAAAAAAAACAATCAAATAATATATCCTTACTTCCTTATATAAGAGAAGATATTTACGGGATGAGTCCTAATACTCCTTGTGTAAGAGGATGGGAAATAAATAGCTTCAATATACCAGACTATTGGAAAGAAAGTAGGGGAGAAAATGTAAAAATAGCAGTTATAGACACTGGTGTAGATTTTAATCATGAAGATTTAAAAGATAATATTCTAACTGGTAAAAATTTTGTAGAGCCGAATAAAGATCCTATGGATGTTGCCGGTCATGGTACTCATGTAAGTTCAACTATAGCTGCTAGTGATAATTATTATGGTATTGTTGGAGTTGCTAATAAAGCTAAAATAATACCAGTAAAAGCTTTAGGAGATAATGGCAATGGTAATATAAATAATATCTCAGAAGCAGTCAGATGGAGCGCTGATGCTAATGTAGATTTTATAACTATGAGTTTAGGATCAACAAATTCCAATAGCCAATTAAAGTCTGCGTTAGATTATGCAGAAAGCCGTGGTGTTGTGGTTTTTTGTGCTGCCGGTAATAGCGGTCCTGAAGTAGATATAATGTATCCAGCAAAATATGATAATGTAATTGCTATTGGTGCTATTGACAGAAATTTTAAAAGAACAGATTTTACTTGTAGTGGTGATAGTTTAGATTTTCTAGCTCCTGGTCATGAAATTATAGGTTGTGTGCCAGGAGATAAGTATGCTATGATGAGTGGTACTAGTATGAGTAATCCTTTTGCTGTTGGATTAGCAGCATTACTTTGTTCATATAATAAAAGAGAAAAAAGACATAAATTAGAAAGTTATCAAGATTATATAGATATTTTTAAAAAGACAGCTAAGAAACTAAATGATAGTCGATATCAAGGACAGGCTAAATACGAAGGTTATGGTATTATTCAACCAACACTATAAACTAATCTAGTATAGTTAAGTCAGACAAAAAACTAGAAATGATGTTGAATTGACTGTCAGGCAAACAATTAGTTGCATACCATGTATATGCATTTTCTATAATTTCTTGATATTTTTGAGAAGTTAAAATATCTTCTAGTAATTGAGTTTTTTCTTTTATTTGTTCATCAATATCATAATTTTGTAATATATTTTGTATAAATTGATTATCTATAAAATTAATATAATGAACATTAGATTCTAAAGGATTAAAAGTTTTAGAATATAAGGAGTCTCTCAGATTTAAAACTCCCAAACCAAAAATTTCTATATCTCTATAACAAATATTAGCAGCTCCATTCAAACTTAAGCCGTATAAATGTTTAGATAATTCATTATAATATTCTTCTTTAGGTTTAACTTTTTGTGATTTTGTAAATATATTAAAAATATCATAATTTTTTAGCCTATTTAAAATATTTTGTCTAATCCCGTGATCAAGACCAGCAAAATATATTTTTTTAATTTTATCTTGATTAGTAATTTTTATTTCTTTAATTTTATCATGATCAGACCAATTTTCTAAGCAATATACCGAAGGTTGAACAAAAGAATATTTATCTATTAATGTTTGATCTATGTTAGATACTGCTGAAAATTTAACTATATTTAGCTGATTACGAACACACCATTCTACTGTAGCATTAGCATAGTCATACCAACTATGAACAAAGAATTTTTCTGTATCTTTATTATATATAATTAGGTTAAACCAATTAAATAAACTATCAGAATGATTATCTAGCTCATAATTAAATCTTTTGGCGAAAATAGATATTGGTTCATACTCTAAATGAGTATTTAGTTTATCTTCTAATTTTTTATGAAAATATTTATAAAATTCACTAACATACCAATTATAATATCCTTGCTCATAAGATATAATATAATTAGACATAACTATTGTTCCGTTCCATGAACTATACCGCCCCTAGGTCCAGTTTTATAACCATTTGGAGTAAAAATTTTATTCCATATAGGATGAGTAAATGAAATATCATAGCTATTAAATCCTGCTAGATAAGCAGAAATACCTATTTCAAATCCTTCAGCCCAAGTTCCGTATGAATAATCTCTATTTACTAAATAATCATGAAAAAATTTCCATTGTTCAACCATTTTTCTAAGTTTATTATTTGTATTATAAAACAATAGTAGATATTCGGCGGGAAGACCGGCTCCTCCCCAGGGATGGTTTGGATATTGTTTGATAGTTTTATTATCAAAATCTAACATATCATAATTAAATAATTTATGCCAAAAGATTGTACATCTATCATAGTCTGGTTCCACTTCTCCTAAATTAGTAATACAATTCTTATAAAATTTATCGAGCACCACATTTAATCTTAAGTCTGTTCTTGGCCCAAAAAAATCAAAATTATTAGCTAATTGTTGCGTAATAAAATGTTCAACAATTGTTTTGTCCCACCAATCAAAAGAATTATCACAATCAGTAAAAATAATTAATGTATCTTGTATATCTTGAACATGCTCAAGGCACAAATATCTCATATTAAAATTAAAATCATTAGCAGCTTTATTTGGTCCTATTGGAATTCTGACAGTCAAATCATTTTTGTTAACTATTTTTAATTTAATCCTATCATTCTCTCCGAATTTTTCATTAATAAGATGAGGATGATCTGTTGTAATATAAATAATCATATCACTCATATTTAGAACATCTTCAATCATTCTTAAACAATAGTCTTTAGTGTAATTATATCCTAAACTAAGCGTTGTTATAATAATATTCATAAGGGTATACTCGTTAATTGTGTTTTTTTTATATTTATTGCGTACCAATTAAATAAACTTATATTAGAAACATCTCCAGAATATAGTATATTAGAAGACTCGCCTAGAATAATCATTTCTGTCATAGGAAAAATAGCATCTTCTATAGTTTGACCATACATAGTAAAACCGTTAGGAATATGATTCATACTATGATTATCTAAATCTCTATAAAATACTACATTTATTCCAGAATCTTTTACCATTTTTTTAATTAGTGCTGAATTTGAACACATAAAATATGTGTTATTTAAATCGACTAAATTTTTTAGTTTATATATAAATGTATTTAAATTTGTATAATTTATTGGATTCAAAGCCCTATAATAAATAGATTCAAAATTATTATTATTAAAATGTTGTTTAATAAAATCTTTAGATTGTTTAATTAAATTTTGACTAAATACTGGAAAATATTTTACTCTATCATCAATATCATTAAAAGTAAAATTTATAAATGGTATATTTAAATTTATTATTTCATTCAAAAATAACTCATTGGCATAAACATCAAATATACCAGGAATATTATTTTTTACATTATTATTTCTACCAGAATATATTCTTATATAATTAATATTATCATATACTCCTATTCCATTAACTGCTATAAAAGCATTTTGTTTATTTAATATATAAAATTCATCCGCTATGCTTTTAATATAGTCTATATCTAATACCAAAGATAAAGTATTAACATTATGAATATCATTAATTAAAAATATTACATATATATCTAAATATTTTTCTTTAATATATTTTATACAATTAACAATATCAAAGACACTAAGAAAAGTATCCCCCCATCCATTTTGAAAATCAAATTTTAAAATTAATTTTTTCATTATGATTGTTTCTTTTTAAATGCACAATAATAATAATAATGACTACCCATATCTATTGGAATTTTTAATTCTTTATTTTCTAATTTAATAAGCTCAAGCATAGGATAATATTCGCTCATTATACTATCATCTAAATCTGGTTGTAAATGTATTTCATATTTGTTTCCAAAAACTTCTCCTTGAGGCAAATAGTAAGGAACCACAACTATTAATTCTTGACATTTATCTTTAATTTTATTTAATAAATTTTGAGCTTCGATTCTGTCTAAATGTTCTAATATGTCTCCCATAATAATAATATCATAATATTCAAATTCAAAATCTAAAATATTTACATTATATATATTATCGTACATTTGTTCTAAGTTATATTCTTGGATATATGGAGACCATATCTCTACGGCGTCAAATTTATTAAAATGATCCGATAATAGTTTATAATAAAATCCATGACCACAACCAATATCTAATATAGAAGAATTTTTACTAAAATTTTCTGTAAGATATCTTTTTACATCTGGTCCTAAGTATCCCCAATTTCCTGGCATAATATTCTCCTTTTTAATAAAAATATTGTAACTTATTATTTATTTCTGGCATAGATAATAGTATTTTATCTAATATTAATTTTGAATTAACATTATAATTTATAAACTTACCATGTCTAACTATTTCTATATAGTCAATAACAAAATAATCATCATTTATAGATTTTTCATCAACATGATAACTTAGTGGTGGATAATGATAACAATAATTTTTAAAATTATAATCAAAAAAATTATTTTTTTCTTCATAAAAAGCAAAATTATGTTTTGAATCTAATTGTCTTTTTTGTCCTTTTTTATTTAGTATATCTGTATTATCCAATTGATGTAAACTAATATATGGATTATAGTTTAATAATTCTATTAGTGATATTTTTTTCCAAATACATGGTTGTACAGAATACATATGTCTGGCCGAGTTATCAAATTCATAAAACGAACCATTTGATGGAAAAGTATATTTTTGATATTCGATATTAGGTTTATTCCAGTTCGGCAAAAAATATTCTAGGTGTTTCTGCGTTCCCAAAGCTAAATAATCTGCTTGTAAATCTTCTAAAAGATTAATTAAATCATTGAATATATGTTTTTTAATTACAGACTTTATTAGATAATCATCGCATAAAAATACAATATACTTTTCTTTAATTTTTGGTAAACAATTTAATAAAACTTGACCAAAATGACCCCCATCATTACTAAAAGATACATTAGCATCTATATATGTAACATTATTATCAATGTAACTAAAACTATTAGGTATTTTATTAGATACAACATATATATTTGTATCTAAGTCTTTGGTATTTTTTATAGTAAATGGTAATGTTAATTCTAATAAATTAAAATAATTTTCATTTGTAAAAACTATAAAAGCTATATCGTTCATAATATTTTAGTTTTTTGTTTTAAGAAAATTTCTAAGTCTTCAGGGGTTCCTAAACCATACATTTTTTCTATATTAAATATTTTAATTTTTTTATTGTCGGAGATTGCTTCATTAAATACTGGACAAACATAAAATTCATTATTTACTCTTATATTTTTCTTTATCATTTCTTCAGAATATTTTACATAATCTGATCCATGCTTCCAATAGTATATTCCAACAGTAGCTATGTCTGATATCGGTTTTTTCTCCGCTACTTCTGTAACAAATCCAGAATCATTAATCTTAACAAAAGACCATTTTGGATGAATAGATTTAAATGTTAATATTCCAGCATCACAATTGCTTTCATTCATATGATACATAAATTCGTTTGAATCCCATTCTACAAATTGATCAGAATTGGCAATTATTAATGGGTTGTTATTATTTATAAGATCTTTAGCTAATAATGTTGTACAAGCGGCCCCTTCAGTTATGCCATCTACTTCTACTATTTTAGAGTTTGGGGTTATTATATTTAATAAAGTGTCCAAATTATATTTTTCTCTATGAGATTTTTGCACTATAAATATAAAATTAGCATCAATATTAATATTTTCTACAACTGTTTGTATCATTGGTCTACCATTTACATCTATGAGTGGTTTAGGAAAGGTATACCCAGCTTTTTCAAATCTGCTACCAGCACCAGCCATTGGAATAAGAACATTAAGAGTTTTGTCTATCCACTTTGGAGATTTAATATTGTCTGTATTAATAGTATTAATTTTATTCATAATATTGCTATAATTAACTTGAGATGGATCTTCTATTCTTAGAATATGAGCACTACTTCTACTAGCAGCCAATAATCCATTTGGAGAATCTTCAAGAATTAGGGTTTCCTCTGGTAAAGATTTCATTGTAGACATACCTCTCCAAAAAATCTCTGGATGAGGTTTACTACTATCAATATCTTCATTAGATATAATAAGATCAAAATATTTAATAATTCCTAATTTACATAAAATAATAAAAACTGTTTTTCTTATACTATTACTACAACATACGATATTATATTTTTTATTTTTGAGTAAAGATAAACAATTTATTAGTTCATTTGATACAGAAATTTCCTCCAAAGATTCTACTGTTAGTTCTTGTTTTAATCTCCATATTCTATCAAATGAATCTTTTGGTAAATTTTTATTTTTACTTAATAGTTCTAATTTTTGTTTTGTTTTTAAACCGTCATAAATATTAATATGATCATCCCAGTTAATAACGAACTCAGATCCTTCTTTTAATAAAGCTTTATTTAAAGTATCATAGTGGATTTTTTTTGTTCTAACCAGAACACCATCCAAATCAAAGATAATTGTTTTTATCATAATACGAATCTCTGTATTTACTTATCTCATCTGAGCATATTCCTATACATTCTTTTATTTTGTCATTGTGTAGCTCTGGTAGGACAGCTATGCTGTTAGGAATAGGTTGTTTTCCAGGATATGCCCAGATATAACCTATAGAAGTCAAAGAGATAGTATCATTTTCATGCCAAAAAAAATTAAAAGAATTATTTTGAAGTTTTAAAAATAGTAAACTATCTATATTCTTACAATGAATCCAAATATATTTTATTCTAGATTCTAGCCAATCTAAATCTATATGATATTTGGGATGGTCATGACCTGTCCATAATTCATTATTGATATACCAAATATCTAATTCTACATCATAGCCATTTTTTATCGCACTATCTAAATAGATTGGATTATTTTCTAATGATTTTATAGAACCATTAATATTTCCTCTGTGTGAAATAAGTATCATTACAGGCTTCCAGTAATAGGATCACTCCAACCCTTACTAATACTATGGGGCCATACTATCCAACTGTGTGGTTTTTTAGGAGTTTGAAATTCTCTCCAAACCTTGCAATATCCATCAGGATCATTTTTCATTCTTAAAATTTCATCTTTATCAGCATCTTGTCTATGTATGTCCTGCCCATTTTCGTCTTTAAATGCAACAGCCCAAAAATCATAATCGTCAAAAGGAACTTGACTATATTGAATATCAATACAATGTTTAAAAATAGTCATCAAATGAGTTTGAAATTCTTCATAAGTTAGATTGGAAGTGTCTGGGTCTGGCGGAGGTTTGTGATCTTTTACTCTTTGAGTTATCGCTCGTTTCTTAAAACATAGACCGCTGTATTTTTCATAATCTTCCAGTGTTCTTACTTTTCCAAATCCATACTGTCCAAAATCTATATCTCTTTTTTCTCCGTCCATTTCGAATAGTTTTCTATTTCTTAAATGACAAGCATTGTTTCTGGTTACCCAAATTTTATCATCATCCCATTGTTTTGTTCTTCCTTTTCTGGTATATTCATGCCAACATACAACCTTATGAGGATGGAAGATATCGTACCCATGAGTATAAGCTCTAACAGCTATACTAATTTCTTCTCCATGAAAATAATAATTAGGATCATGAGGAACTTCTGTACAAAAATCTCCAACACTAAAAGCAAAGTGAGCACTATAAAATCTTCCTGGTAATGGATCATTAGGATTATCCCATGAATCAAATGTTGCAGGAAGGAAGAATACTGCTCCTTCTGGTATGAATCTATCAAAATTCATTTTCCAAGGGGTCATTACTCTGGCTGATGGATCATTCTCAGGATCAAAACTTGGAATATATGATGTAATTAATGGTTTTTTATGTCCTTGTTTTTGCAAATCTTTTAACATTGCTATTAAAGTAGAGTCCCAGTTTTTTTCAAATCTATGATGACTATCTAATTGTAGAGTATATTTTTCTCCTTGATACAAGGATTGCACTTTATTTCTTGCCCAGCATACTCCTTGACTTTCTTCATATGGAATATCTAGTATTCTAAATCTTTCATCATCTTTGTAGTCATCAAGAGTATCCCAACTATCATCTGGGTGATGTTGCCATGATATTCCTACTCTTAGATTTTCTGGATATTCTGCTTTTTCAAGCATATCCTTAAGTGTTGGCAGTAATTGGGGATCTCTATACGAAGCTATTTGAACAAATATAGTGTTTTTCTGTTTAGGCATGATTAACTTTCTTTTCTTTCGTCTTTATGGTAAAAATGTACTCTATTGTGTGTTATTGGACTAGCTAATAATATTGCGGATCTTATTTTATTTTCTTTAGTGAGATTATATATATGACTCATCCATGTTTGTTCAAAAGGACGATCCCATTTTGTATCTAGAAAGCATTTTTTATTACCTTCTTGATCTATAATATGAGGCCAATTACTGTAGTAAATCTCTCCTTCTATATACGGAGTATTGTTTATGCTTTTTATATGAGTAAAATTAGTCAAAGGTCTTTTATTAACTCTGCCGAAGTATTTTAATCTATTGGAACTAGGAACATTATGCCAGCTCCATTGCTCTCCATTATGTCCATAGAATTCACTAAAGCTTAATTTTAAAAAATCATATTCTTCTGTATTCATAATTTTTAAAAGAGTATCAAATAAAGTATTTACTTTTTTATTAAAACCAAAATTACAATTACCAGATAAATCTAAAAGCATATCGTCTTCAAAAAATAACATATATTTTGAACCAAGACCATCAAAATGTTCTGCTGCAAACTGCCTTCCTCCACAAACCCCCATGTTTCCATTTTTTATCTGTTCGCTAAAATTATATTTTGTTACAATAGAATCATATTGAGCGAAATATTGATCATCTGTTGAATTATTGATAAGTATTTTATTAGTTTTATTTATAAATTTATTATCATTTTTTTCAAAACTATCTAATACCATCTGTAACTGATCAGGAGAGTTAAAAGTATTAATATATAATACAATATCATTATTTGAATATGATTTTCTAGGATTTTTAGCGGCAACCTCAGCCATCTCTGTATTATTATTCTTTAGATTTTCAAAAAAAGTAGAAATTAATCCATCTCCATTTATTTTTTCAAATTTATAAATATCAGGATCTAAATATGTCATCAATGTAAAGATACTCTCCTCAGTACCCATATAGCCATTATTTAGTGAACTACTTAAAAGTTCATAATATTTATTATTAGCTTCTGATATATAATCTATATGACCACCAAAAAAACCACCACGAGCTACTCTATCAACCTTTTCTCCAGCCATATTGTTCATTTCATTAATACTAAAACCATGAACCTCACTATTTGTTTCATAAGGAAAACAGATAAAAAGCATTTTTTTAACTATTTTTTCTAGCTTATTGAGAATCTTATCATGACTAAAATAGCCTGGATGTACAGTATTTGTTATTCCACCATCTAACCAAAACATATACTCTGTACTAAATGGATTAAATATTTTAGCATTATGCAGCAGGAACATCTTGCTCATTACCATAGGATTGTAGTATTCTAGTCTGGCTTGTGTGCTATCTTTTAGCCATCCAACTTGATTTAACCAACTATCTTTATTTCTTATCTCTTGAACTTTATCGAAAAATGGAAAAAAACTACCACTAAACTGATTTTTTGTGTGATGATATACTCTGGTATTTTCTTTTGATCTATATTTATATACTAATTCTTCATTATCGGGATCTATAAAAACTATGAGAGGAACATCCTCTGGCAAAGACTCTAGTAATTTAGAGAAATTATTCAGATAATGGTGGAATGATCTGCCCCAACCATCAGATAGAGAATCTCTACTAAGATCCCATATGCCAGTAACAATAGTAGAGTTAATTAATTGCATGACTCAGGATTGATTTGTGGTGGGTTATAGGTTATAACTCTAAGAGAGTAATATCCACAGCGCTGCTAAATAATATGTAGCTAGACTATTACAGTCAAGATCTAATAATTTTATTTTGGGGTTGACACAGCAAATCTTTGAAGTATTATCATTTTGTATATCCTTTCGAGAGGCTTGAAAATGAAAGATGATGATTTTGTTGATCGTAAAAATGATAGAAGAAAAAATATAAAACAGAAATCTGTTAAAAAAATCTTTGTTGATGAAAATGATGATAAAATTATTCATAAAAAAATTAAAAATCAAATAAAACAACAAAAACAAGAAATAGATAACGAAGAGTGGGAAGATTGGGATAGGTATTACAATCACTAATATGAAATATTTAGAAGAAATTCAACCAGGGGATTGTTTTGAATATAAGAATAAACCTTACTTACTTACTCAAGACTTTAAAAAGAATGGGAATAGATTATGTATAAGTTTGATTGATGGATTCCCAAGTTGGGTACCTCAAGATTCTATTATAGAAAGTTTTGATTTATTTAGAATGGATAAAGATAATAATATTATAGCAATTAAAGAAAGAAAAAAGACAGATGTTGCTAGTTAGGATACAAACCTTTTTAAGATCATTATTTTGGCATATCTACTCCGGTTCCCCAAAAAGTACGAAAGAAGAAATTAATAGTAGATATCTAATATGTATCGGGTGTGAGCAGTTTGATAAAGTTAAATCTCAATGTGATATATGTGGATGTTTGGTAAAAAATAAAAAAGTATTTCTGAATAAATTAGCTTGGGCAGATCAAGAGTGTCCTTTAGGAAAATGGAAGAAGACAATAAGGTAAAGCTATGAAAACATTTATTAACTCAAAGAGTAATTCAAATATAACATTATCAAATAGAAATATTTTTGATACGATTATTAGCAGAATAACTGCTGAACAAAATGGATGCTCAGTATTTGTTCCTCACGTATGTAATAATATCGATATTTTCGGAGCAGGATTCGCCGCTCAAGTAGCTGAAAAATTTCCCTCCGTAAAAGCAGATTATCATTTATTAGGAAAAAAGTTTTTACAAAGCAATTTTGGTTATGCTCAGATACTAAAAGTAGCAGAGGATCCTAAATATAGACATAGGTTATTTTTCATTAATATGATCGCTCAAAACGGAACAATAGGACCAAATAATCCTAGGCCAATTAATTATTTTGCTTTAGCTAAATCTATGAGCTTATTATCTAATTATATAGTAAATAATACTGGTTTTTTGAATGGGCAAGAAAAAGTTGAAATTCATTGCCCTAAATTTGGTAGTGGTTTAGCTGGAGGTAATTGGGACTTTATATCTAACTTAATAGAAGATATCTGGAGTAAGTATCATGTGACAGTTTATAACTATAATAAGAAAAATAATTATGTTAAAAAGACAAATTAATCCCGAAGGCTTGCTTTATTGGACTATTAATAGATTAAAATATAAACATAAAGAAGATCAAAAAATACTACTGGAATTATCTAGAGTATTAGAAAATTATAAACTATTTCCTAGGAAACTTCCACTAGAATTTATAGATTCTATTTGTAAAAAACATTATCCTGATTTTGATTTAGAAAAAACCCCAGACATGAATATAGGTTATACAGATAAAGAAAGAATGCAGATTAGAAATCTTATTGTTGAAATAATAAAGGACATATCTCAACAATGAAATTATCTGTACTTGGACTATGGAGAGACTCAGAATCTATAATAAATAGAACATTATCTACCTTAGATAATATTTCTAAAGAAAATAATACATCTTTTTATTTTTATGAGAATGATTCTATAGATAATACAAAAGAATCTCTCCAAAAATGGATAGACACAAAAAATGGTTTCTTATTAAGCGAAAACATAAAAGCACCAAAATTTGGCTCTGTTCCTGATATACAAAGACTTATATTACTATCTTATTACAGGAATAAAGCAAAAACATTATTATTAAATTCAGATTCTGAATATACATTACTGATTGATACAGATATTAATTTTGATATTAATCACTTAAATATTTTGTATGAATCAATAATTAGATTAAATTGTGCTATGGTTATAGCTAATACGAGGCAGCATCAGATAGCGGACTTGATGAATAATCAAACCATAGATAGCTTTTATGATGTTTTTGCTCTAAGAGATGTTTTCAATAATAATGGATTATATTTTACTGATTGTCCTTTTATTCTTAATCATAACAGAGAAGCTTGGATAAATAATCAACCAATTAGAATACTATCTGGATTTAGTGGTTTTGCATTAATTCGTACAGATATTTTAAAACAACAAAATTGTTTTTGGTCTACTTGTGGACATTCTGAACATGTAAATTTTTGTTATAATATTAACAGATATGGTGAGATATTTATTATTCCAGAATGTAAACCTACAACAGATATAAATCTATCTAGTATAAATTTAGAAGCGTGTAAAAATATAGCTATAAATCAAAAAGAAAAAATTAATCAAATTAATCATATATTTAATCTATCAATATCTACTAAACTAATATGATATCTATTTATTCTTCAGCATTTAACTTAATTAAAAATAATTTTGATTTTGTATTTAGTATTAATAATTTTTGCAATTTTGCTAACGAAGTTGTTATAGCAGTTAATACTAGCGAAGATGATACATTATCGTCTCTTATAAATCTAACAAATACATATAAAAATCTTAAAATAATAAGTACTAATTTTTCTTATGAAGATCCTTTATTAGACGGTAAAATAAAAAACGAATCATTACAAAATACAACACAATCTATTAAAATTGGATTAGACATGGATGAATATATTCCATTACGCCAAAAATCTATATGGCTACAATTAGCTCAACAGTTAAAAAATGATGATTGTTATTGTTATATGATTCCATCTATTAATCTATATAAAGATTATGATCATTATTTTTCGATAACTCCAAAATGGTATATTCATAAGTCTGGATTATTTAGAGGTCCAGTAAATTTTGCTAGAAAAAATAATGGAACTATAGATACTAGTAAGAGTGATAGTTGCGAACTAATAGATGATAATGGTAATTTGGTCAGTTCAAAAATAGCTCCATATCATATAGATGATTTAAGAACAGGATTATTTCCTTTTGTTGTTCATACTGGATATCTTAGTTTAGAAAATAGACTATTAAGAAATAAAAACTTTTGGAGTGATCATTGGTTAAAAGAATCAGGAGGTGAAAAACCGCCTCATAAAATTCATGAAAAACTAGAAGATTTTGACTATAATATTCAACAACATGCGTTAAAAATATGATACAAACTTATTGCCTACATCATATCCCAGCCACAGACAGAAAGGAATATCTGCTTAAAAATTTCGACACAAACAACTGGCATTGGATTACCGATTATTTACCAACAGACGAACAAATAGTCAATCATCGAAGAGTCTCTTGCGAACACTCTGCTAATAAACAAAACTTTTTAAATGCAGCAGAATTATCTTTATTTTATAAACATAAATTAGCAATAGAGATTATTAACCAAAAACAAGAATTTTCTTTGATCGTTGAAGACGATATCGAACGTCCTAATTTTGATTTACAAGATACAATAAATATTTTTCTTAGAATGATGCTAGAACACTCAACAGATATACTATTTGTGGGATCATACGGCAATTGTGATTTAAATTTACAATCTCCAAATATTTTATGTAATAATTACACACTAAGTAGATGTACTCATGCATACATACTCAATCCTAAATGTTCTAAAATGTTATCAAAATACTTAGCTGATGTCAAAGCTCCTATAGATTGGCAGCTTAATTATGCTATAAATGATTTAAATCTTAAAAGTTGTTGGAGTTCACCACATTTATACCAAAGAACTGAAAAAATGCACATAGCATCTCTAATTAGAAAGAACATATCATAAATATGATAACTATAAATAATAAGGGTTATTGGGAATCAGATACAAATCAAGGACATATGAACGATCCAGTTTTACGCGAAAGTTTATTAGAGTTTTTACAAGACAATAACATAAAAACATTATTGGATCTTGGATGCGGAACCGGATACTATGTATCTCGATTTTTAGAAAATAATATAGAATGTAAAGCATATGATGGTAATCCAAATACTCCCACCCTATCTAACGGCCTAGGAGCTGTATTAGATTTATCAGTTGATACTAATTTAAATCATAAATATGAATGTGTGTTATCATTAGAGGTTGGAGAGCATATCCCAAAACAATACGAAGATATTTTTATAAATAATATATGTAAACACAGTAATAAATTGATTATTATTAGTTGGGCAATTATAGGACAGGCTGGAGACGGACATGTGAACTGTCAAAATAACGATTATATTATATCAAAAATAACAGAACAGAAATTTGAGTATTGTCCAACACATACAAATTTTTTAAGACATAATTCTTCTTTATTTTGGTTTAAAAATACTATTATGGTCTTTAAATACATAGGAGATAATAATGAAACATACTAATGAAATATACGGATGGTTTAATTATAGCAAGCTATATGATAAGCTTGTACAATCAATTCCAGATAATGGAATATTCGTCGAATGCGGAGCATGGCTAGGCAAAAGTTCATCTTATCTGTGTGATATTGCACAAGACAGAATACAAATATATATAGTAGATCATTGGCAAGGATCTCCAGAAGAAACGAACAGTATGCATAAGCTGGCACAAGAAACAGATGTTTACAAGCTCTTTTTAGATAATATGGGAAATAGAAATTTTATTCCATTAAAAATGAATTCTATCGAAGCATCAAAACAATTTCAAGATAATAGTTGTGATGTTGTATACATAGATATGGATCATTCATATGAAGCTGTCAAACAGGATATACTTCATTGGTTACCTAAAGTTAAAAATAATGGATTTTTAGCTGGACATGATTATGATTGGCCTGGAGTCAAAAGAGCTGTTGATGAATTATTTGAAAGTAATATTCTTATTGAAGGGACTTCCTGGATAGTTAGAAAGATAAACTAACTCCGACAAAAACTTATATTTGTCAACCCGGACACACTCTCTATAATATAGAGAAGGATGAGTGTTATTTGGGAGTATATATGAATTATATATTGAGTATTTTTTTTATTATGTCGTTAATTATTGGTATTATAAATGGTTTTGGCCAAATGGCTAGAGTTAGAAGAAATCCCGATGTAGGATATAAACCATCTAAAAATATTTTTGCATTTCTTTTTACTGATCCATACTAATGAATAGACTTAGAAATCAAAGAGTTTATCTTGCTGGTGCTATGGACAGAGTTGCTGATAGAGGTTCTACATGGAGAGATAATATAACTCCATTTCTTGAAAATCTAAATGTGGTAGTTTTTAATCCTATTAAAAAACCAAGTACCGAAGGTTCTGAAGATGCTGAAACTCATGCTATTAAAGTAAAATTAAAGAAAGAACAAAGATATGATGAATTAAGTAGTATGATGAAAACTATTAGAGCTGTTGATTTGCGACTTGTTGATATTAGTGATTTTCTTATAGTAAATCTCAATCTCGAACACTATGCTTGTGGAACATGGGAGGAGCTGTCTCTTGCTAACAGAAGTAAAAAACCAATACTAGTACATATAGAGCAAGGTAAGCAGCACACTCCAGACTGGCTATTCGGTACTCTTCCTCATCAATGGTTCTTCTCTGAATGGTCAGATTTAAAAAATTATTTACTGCATGTAAATACTGATGAGAATATAGAACATTATAATAGGTGGAGATTTTTTGATTTATGAGAAATTATTGTGCCAAAATATTATATCAAATCTGGTGAAATAAAATACATAGTTGATACCACGGATGAGACATCAGCCATTTTATCTGCTCTATATCATTATAAAAAAAAATCTGTTATGACAGGTCCGAAGATATGCGTAAGCGAAAAAGGATTTGAGAGCTTTAAAGACTGGAACTGCTATGATATTGATTATTACTTAAAGAAAGTATAGTATGCAAAAAATTATTGATGAAGTAAAATTAGATTTTAATGATGTGTTGATTGTGCCTCAAAGATCAACACTAACTAGCAGATCAGAAATTAATTTAGAGAGAACATTTCAGTTTTATCACTCTTCGAGAAGTTGGACTGGTGTTCCTATAATGTGTGCTAATATGAGCTTTTGTAGTTTCGATATGGCAAAAGCATTAGCAAAACACAAGATGATAGCTTGTTTACATAAATATCATAGTGTTCAGGAATTATATGATTATTTCACGCAAAATCCAGAAAATATAGATTATACATTTGTATCTATAGGATATAAAAAAAGCGACCTTAATCATTTATTAGAGCTAAAAAATAAACTAGGAAAACAACCTAATATTTGTATTGATGTTCCTAATGGACATATGGATGTTTTTGTAAAGTATTGTAAAAAAGTTAGAGAAAATTTTCAAGAGTCGATAATTGTAGCTGGAAACGTAACCAATACCTCGTCTACTCAAGAATTATTGATTTATGGTGGAGTAGATTTGGCCAAAATTGGAATTGGTGGAGGAAGCGCCTGTACAACTCGCTTTCTTACTGGTTGTGGCTTTCCCCAGTTGTCAGCTTGTTTAGAAAACTCATATGTTGCTCACGGTCTTCAAAACGGACCCAAGAAACTCGGTTTGATAGCGTCTGATGGTGGACATAAAACAGTTGGGGATGTTTGCAAGGCATTATGTGCTGGAAGCGATTTTGTAATGTTGGGAGGATATTTCGCTGGTTCTGAAGAATCAGATGGAGAATGGACATATGAGTATCTAGCAAATCATGGAGCTTTTTGGCAACCAAACAATCCAGGATATGATACAGAAAAAAGAAAAATTAAATTCTCATACTACGGTATGAGTACCCACTATGCACAAGAAAAATATGAGGATCATATTAAAAATTATAGAGCCAGTGAAGGAACCAAAATAACAGTAAAATATAAAGGATCACTAGATAAAGTTGTGCAAGAATTATTGGGAGGCATACGATCCTGTTGTTGTTATATTGGAGCTTCTAGTATAAAACATATGGCAAAATGTAGTCAATTTTGTAAAGTAAATCAAATTCATAACAATACCAATCCTGCACTTGGAGTCTAAATGAATATAAATATATCTGCGCCGGTTAATAATACTGGTTATGGAGTAGCATCTTATAATATTATTAAAGAGCTTAGTAAAAAAAATAATATTGGATATTTTCCTATTGGAAATACTTTATTTCAAAATGAAGAAGATAAAGAATTTTTATCTAAAATCTATCAAAATGGTTTATCTTTAGACGCAAATGCTCCTTTCTTAAAAATTTGGCATCAGTTTGATTTATCTCAAAGAGTAGGCAAAGGTAAGTATTATGCATTATCATTTTTTGAGCTGGATACTTTTAATAGTCAAGAATTAATTCACTTAAATATTCCAGATGTTTTGTTCGTAACAAGTCTCTGGGGAAAAAATATATTAGAAAAGCATAATATCAAAACCCCTATCAAAGTAATACCACTAGGAGTAGATAGAAGTATATTTCATGAAAACTTAAATATTACTAAAGATAATAAATATATTTTTCTTAATATTGGTAAATGGGAAGTTAGAAAAGGTCATGATATATTACTAGAATTATTTCTAAAAGCTTTTCCAAATGAATCTGATGTTGAATTATGGATATGTGCAGCAGAGAATACCAACTCTTATTCATCAGCAGAGGAACTTAAAAAATGGAAAAGTATGTACAATCATCCTAGAATAAGAATTATTCCTGGATTAGAAACTCAACACGATCTAGCTAAACTAATAGGATTGAGTGATTGCGGTATATATCCCACAAGAGCAGAAGGATGGAATTTAGAATTATTGGAAACTATGAGTATGAATAGGCCAGTTATTACTAGTAATTATTCGTCTCAAACAGAATTTTGTAATAAAGATAATTCATTCTTAGTAAGCGTTGATAGTTTAGAAAGTGCATTTGATAATAAAGCTTTTAGAAATCAAGGAAGTTGGGCTAAAATTAGCCATAAAGAAAAAGACAACTTTATTGATTTTATGAGATTTGTTTATAAAAATAGAATCAATACTAATGCTGAAGGAATTAAAACGGCTCAAACTTATACCTGGAGTCATACGGCAGAATTAATAGAGAGGTGTATGCTAGAGTAAGGAGATTAAATATGCCGATTCCAAAACCAAATAAAGATGAATCTAACAAAGATTTTATGAGTCGTTGTATGAGTAATCCTACAATGAATAAAGAATATCCAAGTAATGGTCAAAGATATACTATATGCACAAATCAGACCAAAAGTTCGTTACTAGAAAAAGCTTGTGATATCTTAGCAGATAGAATTAAAGAAGAAGATGAGGAAGAAGAATTAACAGAAGATAATCTGGTTATTCCAAATGATGATGATTATGAAGAATGCGATGAACCATCAGAAGATTATAACTTAGAGAGTTTATCAAAATTCGAATACAAACACCCTGTTACAAACGAGATTTATACTTATGACCGTAAAGGAGTTTATGAGAAGGATGGAAGAACTTTACTATATGTAGGAAAAGCTGCTAAATATCAAGGAAGAACTGTAAAACTAAACAAGCCCTTTAGAACACCAGATGGTCCTAAAAAGTTTAGTGTTTATGTCAAGAACGACAAAGGAAATGTTGTTAAAGTAAATTTTGGTGATCCAAACATGAAAATTAAGAAAAATATTCCAGAGAGAAGAAAAAGTTTTAGGGCTCGCCACAACTGTGATAACCCTGGACCAAAGCATAAGGCTCGATACTGGTCGTGCCAGTGGAGTTGGTAATAATACAAAAGGAGAACAATAATGACAGACCATAAGACTATTGAAGAACTATTACAAGACGAGACAGAAGCCAACACACAAATAATTACAGAAGAATCAACTGTGGAATCTGTACAGGAGTCAGTACCAGAAACCTCCGAATCTCAAGAAGTGACCGGCTACTCATCAGAAACTGTTATCGAATTGCTTAAAAAGTCCCTCAACATTCACTGGAAACAAACAACAACACTCTCTGCTCAAGCTATTCATTTGGAAAGATGGGGATATAAAAAATTAGCAGATGTACTAAAAGCTGATGCTGAAGAAGAGCATAAGCATGCTATAATTAATATTAAAAGATTAGAATTTTTTGATATTGATTATCAACCTCTAATTGTAGCCCCTCCAACTTGGACAAGGCACGATATGGTAGCATTAATTAAATATAATCTCGACTCAGTAAGAGAAGCTGCTGATACAGAAAGGGCAACTATAACTGCTGCTAGAAATGTTGGAGATGAATTAACTGCTAATGCTATGATTCCTTTACTTCAAGGTAGTGAAGACGGTATTGAACTCTATGAAGGCTATCTAAAACTTATTGAACAAATGGGATTAGATAATTTCTTAAGTATACAAGTATGAGTAATCTAAATTCTCTATTACAATTTTCAAAAATAGAGTCCTTGGGATATGATACTATATATTTAGAAAAACCAGTATCTAATATTATAGATTTTGATTGGAAAAAAATATTAGATGCTCCATTCTCTAATACTAGTTCTTCCACAATTAATGAATTAAGATTAATATCTTCAGAAACACAGAAAAGAACAGAATCAGATATTGAATTAGTCCATTTAATAGATGAAGATTTAGACTATTATTTTATACAATTAATGAGGTCTTATAATTTAGAATATCCAGAAGAATTAATAAATAATTTTTATAGTATAGTTAGGCCATTAATCTTAAATGTTAAAATGCTATTTAATAGACCAAGACCAGTTCAATTAGCTAAATTTTATAATATCAATATAGACATTATACAAACTGATACTCACCATACAGCATCTTATCCATCCGGACACACGGTGTATAGTAGTTTGGTATCTAATATTATTAAGGATAAATATCCAAAAATAAATCGTCAAAAATTAGACAATATAGTAAATTTAACAGCTAAGGCTAGAGTTTTACAAGGAGTTCATTTTCCATCAGATAATAAAGCATCTATTAAATTTAGTAATTATGTTTATAATAAACTGAAAGATAAAATATTATGAAATACGATAAAATTTTAAATGATCTACAAAAAAGTCTTAGTGAAGATTTTAAAAATGTAGAAAAAATGGAAGTTGAAAGTCCCGATATTGAATTGATGGAATATAAAAAAGATTTTTATGATATGAGTGTTGGGTCATTACGTTCCATAATGGAAAATGTAAACAGAATACTAAATAGTCTTGATAATCCAAACGTAAGCGAAAACTTGACAGAAAGCTGGCTACAGGGTAAAATCGCCATAACCGAGGACTATGTACGAACTATTCATGATTTTGTCATGTATGTCTCGGAGGATGACGATACTTCCGAGGGAGGATCAAGACCTGGATTATGGGAAAATATTCGCAAAAAAAAGGAAAGAGAAGGTAAAAATTATAGACCAGCTAAACCAGGAGATAAGGACAGGCCAGACAGTGACCAATGGAAAAAACTAACAAAAACAAAAGATCAAAAAAAGAAAAACTAAGACAACGTAAGTCTGTAGTTAAGAAGATTAGGACAAAACAAGGAAAAAATATGGACAACAGAGAATATTTGTCGATGGGTGATTATATATCTTTGGCTAAAAAAACAGTAAATAAATTTGCTCCAAAGTTTTATAATGGATTAAATAAAGAGATACTCAGTAGCGAAGATGCTATTAGTGATATAGCTAGTGCTATAATGTATGCTGATTGGAGATTTGACCCTAATAGAGAAGGGTCGTCTGGAATGAAGAAAACACTATATTCTTATAGAAATCAATGTGCTATTTGGGCTATACAAACATATATTACTAATAAATATAAAAAGAAACCAAAAGAAGGAATGAGTCTAGATTACAATGATGCATCAGATCAAAATGCATCAGCTTATCATGAATCTATTACAGATAAAAAACAAAGGAATCCTTTAGATATTCTTATACAAAAAGAAGAAGAAGATAATCTTGGACTAGATTTAGATACCATATTAAATTCTGATATGATTAATGATAAACAAAAACAACAGTTACAAATGTATTATATGGAAGATATGACTTTATCTGAAATTGGAAAAGAGTTTGGAGTATCTAGAGAAGCGGTTAGACAAAGTCTTAAAAGAGCTATAGATAATATTAGAACTTATGCAAGCTAAGATAATACTATATATACTTATTGCTAATAAAGAAACTATGTCATATGATATCATATCAGAACATCCTGATAGGTATGAAGAGTGCTCAGTAGATATAGTATCAGAGTCTGATTTAGATTTTCAAGTAGTTTCTTTATATAGCAAATACTTAGATTTAGATAGTAGCTATATAAGATTTATTAATTTAAGACCATTCATAGAGTCCAAAATTCTAAAAATCCCGTATTACTGCTTAATTCCATATAATAGTTATGAATTTAAAAATTCCTACAAAATACCAGTCCAAAAATATGTTCAATCTGTTCCAAATTTACGACAAATTCTTAATATCATTTAAATCCTTTTTTAGTAAAAAAGAACAAAATAATCTTAATAAAGAAATGTATTTAGCTTCTTTGTCTTTAGCTATTGTTGACCATGATAAAGATTTGTTAGATATAAGATGTTTGCTACCAGATGTTAAAAATAAAAGTATAGAAGAAATTATGGTTATAGCCGAAAGATATGCTGAAATGCTAACATATGTCAATACTGAAAAATTTAATAAATATATTGATCAAATTCTACAAGAAAGCAAAACTAAAAATAGTGATGATTTTAAACAGACTATGCTTATAGATAATATTTTTCATTTTTGGGATATATACTATAACTTAGAAAATAAGAGACAATATCAAAAATATAAAAAAGACCAACCACTAATAAAGCCATCCCAGGCGTTTTTAGTAAAATAATAAATATTTACTTTTGTATATACATAAGTTATAATATTAAGTAAATAAATTTTTTATCTTCTTCGAGTTACAGCCATATGTCAAAATCATCTTTAGAAAAAGTCATTATATGGCAAAAGTGGAAGGATCCATTTGGAGAAAAAGATGACGACATAGATGTTGATGATGAATATTCTAATTTTTATACAGAAGAAGGTGATGATCTAGATGAAGAAATACATAAAAGTAAATTACAAAATAAACATATTAAGGTAATTGCTACTCCAATGGGTATTGTTCCTATTAATGAAAATACTGCTAGTGGTAAAATTTTTAATTTTTGGATAGGACACACAAACTTTAATATTACAAAATATATAGCAGATATTATTGAAAAAACAGACGGAGTAGAAACACTAGATATTTTTACAAGATATCGTTTTAGAATAGCTATAGGTAAAGCTTTTACAGACTCTAGCGTTATGAAAGATATTCAAGAGTCAATTTATTCATTTATGGATACTTATGATGATCAAAAAAGCTAAAGAATCAATAGAGCAAGATTTTACAAATCTTCATGATTATTATATAGATATTCCAAATAGAGAAATATATCTACACTCATATCTCCACGACGGAGAAGAAGCCGGAGTAGATTATAGATCTGCTATAATTTTTGAAAAAAATCTTAGATATCTTAATACACTATCATTAGATCCTATATTAGTACATATGCATTTACCTGGTGGAGATTGGCAAGATTGTTTAGGTATTTATGACAATATAAAAATTAGTAAAAGCAAAGTTATTATTGTTGCGTATGCCAAAGTAGAATCAAGCAGCACAGTACTATTACAAGCGGCCGACCTGAGAATATTAAGTGCTAATACTAATTTTTTAATGCATTATGGATCCATCAGTGTGGATAATGAACATAAAGCGGCATTAAGCATGGTTCAATGGAGCGAAAAAGAAAGCGAAAAGATGATTGATATATTCACTGAAAAGTGTATGAATAGTAAGATATGTCAAGAAAAAAAATGGAAAAGAATGATGGTTAAAAAACATATTGTTACACAGTTGGCAACAAAAAGAGATTGGATATTAACATCAGACGAAGCTGTTAATTATGGTTTTGCTGATGGTGTTTTGGGTACTAAAAAATTTCCTAATATAGACTACATTAAAAACTATGCAAAAAAATTATGAAAATTATAGAATATGCTAGCTATGATTACTCTATCAACGAAACAGAAACTCTAACTAATCTTACCAAATCAATCGAGCTTGGGGCAAATAGCATATCGGTATTACCATATAGTTTAAATACTATTAAAAATCTAGAAGAAAAAATAAAAGAAAAAAATATAGCAGTATCTTGTGTTATAGATTTTCCTTATGGATTAAGTGATCCAAAAAGTAGAATATTTGCTGCTTCTCAAATAGTAAAACAAAAAAACAGTATTCAATATTTGGATATTATGCTGCCAACCAAAATTATTAGTAATAGGAAGTATGATAAATTTAGAGAAGAAATAAAGAATCTTGTTGAGCTTTGTAATGAAAATTATATAGAAATTAGATACATATTAGAATATAGGGTATTTAGTCACGAAGTATTAGCCAAAGTTTGTCAAATATTAAAAGAGTCTGGACTAAAAACTATACTACCATCTAGTGGCATGATGATAGATAATATTGACGATAATCTAATAGCATGTAATTTTTTAACAACAAAAAGTAATATTAATACCATATGCACAGCCAATATATATACTGAAAAACAGGTCAAATCAGTGAAGAGAAATTCAGAATTATATGGAATTAGATTATTTTATTTACCATCATTGGAACTATTTAATAAAATTTCTATATAAATCAATTTTTGGGGTAATATTTATATAGTCCCCTCATAATATGGAGAAAAAAATGGCAACTACAAAATCTATTAGTGCTAATAGTGTAAAAAATCGTGGAGGAGTAGGAGTAAATTTAGGCTCAACCTCAACAGTGTTAAATAATTCAGGCTTAGGACTTAAAAGTGCTGCAACAGGCTCAATAGTTATAGATGGTACAGATACTGATACTGCTTTAAGTGGTGGAGTATTTGCTTATAATAATCAAAAACCAGTTGCTAAAAGAGTTACTACTTCTTTAGCCACAGTTGTTAAAACTACTTTAGTTAGTGGAGCTAGTGTTCCATCATTAAATAGATCAGTACATAAAATTGAAAGTGTTGTAACCAGAAGAACAAGTACAGCTTTTAGAGCCGGTCAATTTAATATTTATACTGGTTCATTCTCTGTTGCTCCAACAGTTGCTACCGATACTTTCCACAAGAGTGTTGTTGGTACAACATATGTTGATAGTGTTGCTAATGTTAGCAGAGATAATCCAGGAAAGGCCGTATATCGTAGTGGTTCTAAAGTTCCAACAACTAATAGTTACGGTAACTGAATTTTACATCCATACTAAATTAGTGTATAATAAGCTAGCGGAAACGCTAGCTTATTTTTTTATCTTTACTTACTATATAGGATATATTCTTATATGAATGATACTATTATTCATTTTTGGGAAAGTATTGCTACAACAAGCATAGGAATTATCATTACTATGATGGGTTTTTGGGTAGCTATTGGCCGAAATATAGCTACAAAAAGCGAAGTCATAGAAATGATAGAAACTAAAAGTCCGTATGTTCATGATAGACAATTTATTATGGAAAGATTAAATGTCAATAAGGAAACTCAAGCTCAATTTTCATTAGCTTTACAACGAAATACCGAAGTTATGAACGAATTAAAAATTCAATTAGCAACTCTAGGAAAAACACTTGAAGCTCTTGAGGATAGAATAGAAAAATAAAATAATAATTTTTTAAGGATCACCATGCCAGACTGCGATATTTTATTAAAAATGAATATGGATGGTATTGATGGTTCTTCTTCTTTTATAGATGAATCTTCATATAATAGATCTTTATCTATTATAGGATCATCTCCGATAATAAAAACAAATAATAAAAAATTTGGATCAGGAAGTGCATATTTTCCTAACTCCAACCTCTCATCTGCTATAAGAATAAATGATTTAGGAATTATAGCTAATATTAATGAAGATTTTACTATAGAATTCTGGGTCTATTTTGACTATCCGTATAGTGGTGCGATTCTAGGAAATTGGGCATTTAGTACGGGGTCGAATCAAGATTGGATGATTAATCTATCGGATGCTTCTGGTTATAATTATATTGATATAGTTTTGGGAACTCAGGCACTTATGACAAATAATACTATAATCAATATAAATCAATGGTATCATATTGCATTTGTTCGTAAAAATAATATTTCTAAATTATACGTTAATGGATCATCTGAATTAAATAATAATTCTTTAAATAATCAATCATATATTTTAGGTAAAATTAATACTCCTACAGATATAGGATTTGTTAATCCTAATTATTTTAAAGGATATATAGATGAAATAAAAATTATTAAAGGATTAGCTTTATATGAATCAGATTTTCAAGTTCCCACAGAAAGAGTACCAGATTGTCAAGCATTAACAATAACTAATACTCCTACTCCAACCAGCACATTAACTCCAACGGTAACCACAACTAGTACAGCTACTCCCGCTAGCACAACTACTCCAACTAGCACAGCTACTCCAACTAACAGTGTTACTCCAACAGCAACCTCGTCAGACATAATCTATGGTTTTCTTTATGGCTGGGGCAGGAATCAATATGGTCAACTTGGAAATGGAACAATTACTAATAAATCTTCTCCAGTTCAGATAGGAAATGATATTTGGAAACAAGTACATGCTGGAAAAAACTATACAATAGGTATACGATATGATGATACTTTATGGAGCTGGGGTAATAATACAGGCGGTCAACTTGGGGATGGAACCACAACCAACAGACTTTTTCCAGTTCAAATAGGAAATGATACTTGGAAAAGCGTATCATCATACAATGATCAGATATTAGCTATTAAAAACGATAATACTCTTTGGCGATGGGGCCGTTGGACAGATACTAATGCCGTGCCTACTGGATCAACTACTCCAGTTCAAATAGGTAATAATTTTTGGAAAAAAGTATATGGTAATATGATTATTAAAAACGATGATACTCTTTGGATTTTGAATCTAAAAGATAGTAGTCCTACTCAAAGCAATGACACAGGAGGAATGGTATATACGTGGCCTTCTAATGATACTTGGAAAAGCATAGCTTTTGGAAGTTCATATTTAGGAATTAAAAACGATAATACTCTTTGGGCTTGGGGACCTAATTGGAATGGTCAACTTGGAGATGGATCAACTATTGGTAGGTCTTCACCAGTTCAAATAGGAAATGATACTTGGAAAAGTGTAACTATTGGTTTAGGATCATACCCAACAAGTTACGGTATCAAAAGTGATAATACTTTATGGGCTTGGGGTGTTGGTTATTCGTTGGTTCCAGAACAGATAAATAATGATAGTTGGAAAAGTGTGCATGTAGGATTTGACTATACACTTTTTATTAAAAACGATAATACTCTTTGGGGTTTGGGAAATAATAATCATAATCAATTTGGAGACGGAACAAATACAAATAGACTATCTATATCTCAAATAGGATCAGATGCTACTTGGCAAACAGTGTCTATAGGATATGAAGAATTTAGTTTTGGAGGTTCAGTATCAGATCTAAACTATAATTTAGCTATTAAAACTTCTGCAATAACTCCAACCCCAACTAATACAGTAACTCCAACCAATACAACAACTCCAACTAATACGGTCACTACAACTAGTAGTATTACTCCTACGGCCACTCCAACTAATACGACTACTCCAACCAGCACATTAACTCCAACGGTCACCACAACTAGTACGGCTACTCCAGCTAGCACAACTACTCCAACAAGAACGGCCACTCCAGCTAGTACAACTACTCCAACTAACAGCATTACTTTGACCAGAACACCAAATATAACACCCACCAATAGTCAAACTCCAACAAGAACAGCCACCTCAACAGTTACTCCAACCAACACAGTCACTCCAATCACTAGTAAAAATTGCTTATCTTCTATTTTTCCTCAAAGTTTAGAATTTATAGCTACAAATAATGATATAATTTTTCATTCTCATATATCTGATTGTTATACTAAATGTTTTATAGAATTAGTTTTTAATAATTTAAATAATAGTCAAATTTTAACTGAAAACTTTATAGTGCCAGATGTTTCTTCTTGTTTAGGTGATTGTTCTGATGATCAAGGATATAAAACTCAAAAAGATTTTTATACAACATATAGGACTACTAATTTAGTATCTGGACATAAGTATTTATTAACTGCATCTATTAATTGTATGGAATCGATTATTCAAGAGAAAATTTTAGATTTTAATGATAGAGATATATATGATTGCTGTGAGTTACCAACTCCAGAACCTTCTACTACTAGTACAGCTACACCTACTATTAGTCCAACAAAAAGCGTTACTCCAACGCCCACAAAAACACCAGTCAATAGCGTTACTCCAACTAGCACCAGCACAACAACGCCCACAAAAACACCAGTCAATAGCGTTACTCCAACTAGCACCAGCACAACAACGCCCACAAAAACACCAGTCAATAGCGTTACTCCAACCAGCACAACTACTCCAACAAGAACGGCTACTCCAACAGCTACTCCTATGCAAACATCCGCATGTTTATTAAATAATGGAGATTTTGAACAAGGGGCTCCTGGAAATGAGGGTGGAGGAGGAACAATTACTTCTTGGACTCAAAATAGTGTAGATATTCATTCGTTGTCTTATGATAACTCCTTATCTCCTTTACAACCTCTAAATAGATGGATTGATCTAAATACTTGCGCACCTGGATATATTCAACAATCAATTAATACTATTATAGGACAATCTTATTCTATTAGTTTTAAATTAGCAGCCAATAATAAAGACGCAAGAAATATTATTAAAACTTGTAGACTATCTATTATAGGATCATCTACTATAACACAAGATTATACTTTCGACCCATCTGCTACAACATACGAATCGTATGAAAGTATGGGATGGATTGATCAAAATTATATATTTACGGCTGATAGTTCCACAACAACTATAAAATTTGAAAGTACGTGTCCCGATTGTGGATGTTTTGGACCAGCAATAGATAATGTTTGTTTGATTCAGACAAGTGCTAATTATAATAATTGTGCAAATTGGAATGGATCTACCAACGGTAATGTTACCACAGTAGGAAGTAATGGTGCTCCTAGTTATTATGGGACTTATGATCAAAGCGGAAATGTTTATGAGTGGAATGATCTAGATGGTACTCCTGGCTCGCTTCGTGGGCTTCGGGGCGGCTACTGGGGCAGCGACGCGCTCCCCTTGTCGTCCTCCTACAGTCTCAGCTTGTGGTACGCCCCGTCGAACTATATCAACGGCGTCGGTTTTCGTCTCGCATGTTCCCTTAACTCTTTAAATCTTTCTAACTTTGTAAATATAGGAAATATTAACAATAGTAACGATAGTACTGGTTATGGGAGTGTAAGCTACAATTATCAAATAAATCAATACTTGGTCACCAACTGTGAGTATGTTGAGTTTTTAAATGCGGTTGCTAAGACGGACACTTATAATCTTCATAATACGATTGATAATGACTATGCTGGCATAACACAAACCGGAACCATCGGCAATTTTGTCTACTTTGTCAAGACAAATATGGATAACAAACCCGTAGTTTTTGTAAGCTGGTTTAACGCGGCAAGATATTGCAACTGGTTACATAATGGTAAACCCTCTGGACCTCAAAATAATAGCACAACCGAAACTGGAGCATACTCTCTTAACGGAGTAACTAGCGGTAACGCTGTAGCAAAAAACAGCGGAGCTAAATATTATATCCCCACCGAAAACGAATGGTATAAAGCGGCTTTTTATAGTCCCAATAAAAATGGATCACCAGGATATTATCAGTATGCTACTCAAAGCGATACTGCTCCAACGTGTGTAACAGCAAGCAGTACTGGAGATGGGCCAGTAAGTTCTAATTACTACGCTTGTCCATTACCGTCGCTTAGTCCAACACCAACCAGCACAACAACGCCCACAAAAACACCAGCCAATAGTGTTACTCCAACCAGCACAACAACGCCCACAAAAACACCAGCCAATAGTGTTACTCCAACCAGCACAACAACGCCCACAAAAACACCAGCCAATAGTGTTACCCCAACTAGCACAACTACTCCAACAACAACGGCTACTCCAACAGCTACTACAGTTAGTTTAAATAGTGCTAATTTTAATGAGTGCGCCGATTGGAATAGTCAAAATGGTAATGTTACTACAGTAGGAAGTAATGGTGGGCCGAGTTATTATGGGACTTATGATCAAAGCGGAAATGTTTATGAGTGGAATGATCTAGCTGGTACTCCTGGCTCGTCTCGTGGGTTTCGGGGCGGCTTCTGCCTCAGCCTAAACGCGAGTTCCTTGTCATCCTCCACCGGGTTCTCTAACGCCACGTCGTACGCTGGTAATATCGGAGAATTAATCGGTTTGCGTCTATCATCATCATCTTCTACTCCTAATTCTTCTAATGACTTTGTTACTGTAGCAAATACTGGTAATAGTAATGACTCTACCGGTTATGGAAATATAAACTATACTTATCAAATAGCTAAATATCCTGTAACTAACTGTGAGTATGCTAAGTTCTTAACTGCGGTAGCAAGTACCGACACATATAATCTTTATAGAGATAGCGAAGCAATAGGAATGGATAGTGATGCTAGAAGTGGCATAAATCGAAGCGGCTCCAGCGGTAATTTCACCTACACTGTTAAAACTAACATGGGTAACAAGCCTGTAATTTATATGACTTGGTTTAATGCTGCAAGATACTGCAACTGGTTACACAATAATAAGCCTACCGGACCTCAAAACTCCAGCACAACCGAAGACGGAGCATACTCTCTTAGCGGAAGAATTAGCGGTAACTCTGTAGCAAAAAATAGCGGAGCTAAATATTATATCCCCACCGAGAATGAATGGTATAAAGCAGCTTATTATAGTCCCAATAAAAATGGATCACCAGGATATTATACATATGCTACACAAAGTGATAACCCTCCAGTATGTGTAACAGCAGATAGTTTTGGAAACGGGCCAAGAATCTCGGATTATATCTGTCCAACTTAATAAAAACTTAAATGGTAAATTTTTTGAAAGATTATTAATTTATGCCACTATCATACAGAATACCAAAAGTAGACAATAAAATAGCACAATGCTGTCCTGCACCTTCTTTACCGCCAAGTTCGGTTACTCCATCTCCTACCAGAACAATAACACCTACTATTACTCCTACAAATACGTTTACTCCAACACCAACAGTATCACCTACTAATAGCGTTACTCCAACTATTACGGCAACGCCAACTAATAGCGCTACTCCAACTAATACGGCAACGCCAACCAATAGCATTACGCCAACTAATACGGCAACGCCTACCAATAGCGTTACTCCAACCCGCACGGCTAGTGCTACACCAACTAATAGTGTTACTCCAACTCGCACGACAACGCCAACTAATACCTTAACGCCAACCAATAGCATTACGCCAACGAATACGACAACCCCAACTAACACAATTACCCCAACCAATACCAAACCCTGTTCAGTAATTGATTATTGTGGTCAATGCGACGAAAACGGAGACAGTCAAGAAGATAGAACTGGTATTGTTGCTACCTGGACAGTAACTATACCTAACGAGTATACTCTTCCTCTACAGATTACATTTAGTGGTGGTGTGAATGATCAATTAATTGTAAATGGAGATGTCGTGGGCGACGGTGGTGACTTTACATATGTTTATACAGCAACTCAAAGATCATTTGTGATGAGTATTAATAATACAGGCTTTGGTGCTAATGCTACTTTCCAAATATGTCCAAGATTAGAAATTGGTCCAATAGATACTGGTCTTTAATACTGGAGTCAGTGATGATTGATCAAATATAGATCTAAGGAATAATAGATGGATTGCAATTCGCCTAGGTGTATCCTAAATTAGGGCGCATACAGAAATACCTGTAAAATCAAAATAATATGATCATATATTCTTTAAAAACGTCTTTTACTTATAAAAATAACGAATCATTAGATTTGTTAACTATTCCAGAAAATAGTTTTGATAATAATTTATATATTGATTATAATAATTTTATAAATTCAGTATCATTTATTTATGGTGATCAAAAACTTGATGGATCTATTCCTGTCTTTTGGACCAGAATAAAAGACAATAATACTCTAGAAAGAGAAGCTGATCCGAATAGTACTCTTCGAAGTTTACAAAGTAATCATCATTATTATATAGTATTATTAGATAATTCTAAATTACCAGTTAAAATTCCAACCCCAATAGATAGTTCTAAATTCTTAGGAAAAAATAATTATTCTAATATAAAATGTGACGATATAGATTGTGATAATCAATTAACAATAAACTCTACCGCTCATAGATCATTATTATTGAATAATGATACCGGACACTCAGCAGATATTCATATAGAGCTATCTGGCTTAAAGCCCAATTCATCATATCTCTATACTATAGAGCCTATAATTTCTAATTGGCCATATAAATTAAGTCAATACTCAGGAGAAATCTTAAGAAATAGTCCATTAACAAATTTGGGACTAGTAAATTCCGCCATAGATACCAAATTTATATATCTGCCAGATATATCTAGTTCTGGATCTGGCCCCTTAATAGATATTACCAATACTGATTATAAAAATAATATTTTTTCATTACTCTCTTTAAAAATTTTTAATGAATCTAATAGTTTGGTTGCTAAAGACACCATAAGTATTCTGTGCGACAACTGCATAACATCATCTATTACTGATAAATGCGCCAGAATAGATATTTTAAGTAAAAATATTGTATTATCTAGTGGAGATTCGTCTGTCAAACTAATAGGTAGCTGTTATAATTTAAATCCTAATAGTAAATATATATATAATTTTTATAGTAATAATTCTAATTGGCCGTGCTTTATTTCTCCAGTTTCTGGAATAGTATCTATTGATTCACTATATGCTCAAGATACTATTATTTATGGTTCTGGAAATATAGAGGCAGTATTACAATTTAATAATAATCTACAAGAAACTTCTAATTTAGCATATAATATACCAGAATATACTAGCGAAGTTTTTTTTGATAAAAATATATATACTAATTTAGGCTTATATATTAGTTCAGAATCTGAAGATTGTGATACTGCTTTCGACAATACGAATATATTGTGTAATTCATGTTTATCTAGTAAAAGCTTAGGTAATTGTTTAAATTCAATCAGTATAAATATTAATAATTCTAATTTACAATATCCTATTCTTTCTTCAGTTTCGAGGCCAGGAGCAGAAATATTAGTACCAGAAGATTGTTGTAATAAAACTCAAACTTTAACAACTACTATTAGTGGATTATGTGCTAATCATCAATATACTTATGAGTGGACTAGCTATCCAGATATTAGAATTATACCTACCAGCGGATATTTAAGTATAAATGATGATTCAACAATTTTACAAAGCTTATATAATTTAAACAACAATCAAATTAGTAGTATTAAATTAAAAATTTTTGATGGAGACAAATATGTTGAAGATAATGTATTGATAAGATGTAATAATGGTTGTTTTAAACCAAGTCCTACACCTACTCCAACTAATACCACTACCCCAACAGTTACTCCTACAAATACTATTACTCGCACAGCTACTCCAACTAATACCGTTACTCGCACAACTACTCCAACTAATACCGTTACTCGCACAACTACTCCAACTAATACCGTTACTCGCACAGCTACTCCAACAAATACGGTGACTCCAACAAATACAGCTACTCCATATGCAACCCCAACCACAACTGTGGCTATAACACCCACACCAACACTCACTGACCTTTATTATTCTTTATATCCTATCTTGTCGGCTCCTAACGTAGATTGGACAGTATTATCTTTATCTAATAATGGAGAAAAAATAGTTGGAGCATCTTCTACTAGACAAAATCCAGGACAATCTCCTGCTATTTACCAAGATAAAATATATATTAGTTCGAATAGCGGTTCTACTTTTAATGATAGTACACCTCTCGGTTTAGATTTTTATAACGTAGATATTGATTCCTCAGAAGATGGAACAAAATTAATAGTTAGTGTTATAAATGGTGTTTATGTTTCTGCTAATGGCGGATTGAATTGGACATATATTAATATTCCTAAAAATCCAAATGATGTAAATAATAGTTATTTTGAGGGAGTGGCAATATCCAATGATGGTACAAAAATGATTGCGGCCCGTGCAAGCGGTATGATTTATAGTTCCTCTAATGGGGGAGTTTCCTGGACATCAGGCTCCATTCTTCCAGAAGACTTACTAATTGGAGGCAATATTAGAAGTTGGAATTCGGTAGTAATGTCTGGAGATGGCGAAACATTTATAGCGTCTGATATTTTCGGTGTTTATATTTCTAAAGACTATGGAGTTACTTGGGATAAATCTTTCTATAATTCAGGAATACTGGCATGCTCAAATAACGGTAACGAGATATTCTGTTTAAGAAATGATTACTTTTCATCACCAAATACTCCAGCTGGTTATAAATCTATTAATGGAGGTGCGACATGGACTCTATTAAATATTAGAGACAACAATGGTGATTTGTTTCCGCTAGTTTCGGGACTCTTTAAAAGCGTCTCCTGTTCTGCTGATGGTTCAAAAATTATTGTTGCCGACTATGGTATGAATAATTATCTAGGAGTTACTAGTAACGGTAATCTATATTTATCTGTTGATTATGGAACAACATGGAGAAAACTAAATTTTAATCAACCTTATGGTGGAATCTTTAATCCAATTTTAAATTGGCATACTGTAGATATTTCCTCTGATGGTTCAAAAATTATTGCTTCCTGCAAGGCGACATCAGTACAAAACTGGCCAGCGACTTATGAACAAACTAATTTATATTATGATCAAAAAATATTTTATGCTTTAATTCCATCAAATACTAATACTCTGACACCTACGCCAACTAATAGTACTACTCCAACTCCAACAAAAACTAGCACAACACCTACCCCAACAACCAGCATAACACCTACTCCAACAAAAACTACAGGATTAATATATTCCAATATGCTATTTAATAATAGCTCATGGAACTCTATAGACGATGCTTACTGGAGAAATACTTTAACTAATGCGGCAAATAGATGGTCAACATATTTAAGATATGGTGAAGAGGCTATTAATTACATAAAATCTTTATATCCTAATTGGTCAGGATTAGAATTAAAGATAACTCCAGAAACGTTTAGCATATATAATGATTCTAATAGTACGACCATAGCATCATGCGGGCCTGTTAATTTTATTACTGGAGCGAATACAAATACTAGTAATATTCCATTATTTAATTCTATTAATTTTCAATTACATATTAATGAATATTATCGTAATAGTTACTCTAATAATGATTGGTTAAATATATTAACTCATGAACTAGGACACGCATTAGGAATAGGTATATACTGGGATCCATTCTTTTCAAGCTATGGAGCAGTTGTTCCAGCGGATAATTTTATTAATAATGAAAACTATAATATAACACAACAAGGTTATAATAATATAACCTCTTTAAATAGGAGTAAAACTCCAATAGAAGATTCAGGATCGGCTGGTACAGTTAATTCTCACTGGGAAAATAATTATAGAGATACAAATTATTCTGGAGGGAATGGGGTAGCTTATCCTGGATTATCTAATGAATTAATGGTTGGTACTATTAGTCCAGGAAATAGTAGAGTATTATCATTATTAAGTATAAAAAATTTGGTTGGATATGGATACGAAGAGAAAAATCCAAATACTTCAGAAGGAATTCCAACTATTATAGATTCACCAAGCATGTCTACACAAAATATACATCTTGGATGCTCTTGTTTAAAAGATATCATAAAGAATATGAAACCCGTATAAAAAATTAAAATATGACTTATTTTCTAATATACCTATAATTATTTATAAGGTGTATTCAGATTATATCTTAGTACAACAGGATATTAAATATTGGACCAAATCTTTAATATATGAACAAATAAATTATGAGTAATAGTGCCAATTATAAAAACTCAGCAATATGGAATAATGTTGTAGGAAATATTACAACAAACGGAACTAATGGAATTTCTAGTTTCTATAATACTAGAGATCAAAGCGGAAACGTTTGGGAATGGATAGAAAATTCAAACAGTAATGATAATTTATTAAAGAACAGAAGAGGAGGGGCGTGGAACAGCTCATCCGAAAAGTCTATTTCTGTATCAGGACTAGCTACAGGATCATTAGCAACAAAAAGTCATAATACTGGTTTTAGAATTGGCCAATCTTTCCAAGAGAATAATTATAGTTTTGCTCACTTTGTTGATATTATTAATCCTAATAATCCACCAGATACTGGAAATAATACAAACTTAGGATCAGTGTCATATTCTTTTAAAATTATGCAGAATACTGTTACTAATTCTCAGTACGCATATTTTCTTAATGTTGTTGACCCTAGCGGCCTAAATAGTCATAATTTATATTCTACTTTAATGACTAAAGATAATGATTTAAATAATCCTCGTGGAGGCATAAATTATTCTAGTTCTAGAAATATAGGATCAAAATATACAGTAAAACCTTATTTTGAGAATAAACCAGTTAATTATGTTAGCTGGACCAACGCCGCCATGCTATGCAATTGGCTCCATAATGGAGCATCATCCAATAGTAGTGTAGCAACAGGGGTTTATGACCTAAGTAACCCGAGTACTACTTCAAGATCAATAGATGCTAAATATTTTATTCCTAATGATAATGAATGGTACAAAGCAGCTTTTTATTCAGATTCTATTTCTGGTTACTATTTATATGCGACTCAAAGCAATCAGGCGCCTTGCTCCATAGGATCAAATAGTTGTGGTAGTATTAATTCTATTAATGGAGATGGTTCAGTAATTACTAATGCTCCAACTCCATCTATTACTCCATCTGTTACTTTTAGTCCAACTCCAACACTATCTATTAGTCCTACTAAAAGCTTAACTCCAACAATTACTTCAACCAAAACATTAACACCAACTAAAACACCTACTAATACTCCAACTATATCAATTAGTCCTACTGTTACTATCAGTCCATTTACAACTTCTACTCCAACAGTTTCTGTTACTAATAGCAATACTCCGACTTTAACAGTAACACGGACTATAACGCCGACCAATACTGCTACTACAACAAGAACACCATCTCGCACACCAACAAAAACACCTACACCAACAAAAACAAATACCCCCACAATAACACCTACAACTTCTATTAGTCCGTCAATTACTCCTAGTATCAGCTTAAGTGCAAGTATAGAGCCTCCTAGTAGACCAGATATTCTAGATAGAAGACACAATATCAAACAGTATATTGGCAAAAATCCTTTAAATCTTATATCGGCACCAACACCACGACTAATCAATGATACATTAGTTAAAGATTGGTATAATTTTATTTCAAATATAGAACTAATTTATCAAAAAGATATTAATAATAATGGATTATATGATAATAGTAGTTTATATTTTAATACCATAGCTAGTGGTGACTCCATAGTCCCAGATTCATCATCAACACTACAACAATTAGAAACGAATCAGACATATTATTTTATACTAAAATCATCAGCAAACATTCCTGTCAAAATTCCTTTTGATAATCATAATTATAATTCTATACTAGCTTCCTCTGGTATTATTGATTCTATCAGGAAATTAGACCTATCACCAGATTCTTTTATTGGTAAAATCAATTCTAATAATGAATTAAATCACTTAACTATTATAGATGCTTTGTATAAAGATATAGATAATCTTAAAAAAGATAAAAAATATCCAGATAAAATACAACAAGCAGAAAATATATTAGATGTTGTATATACTGATTATATTAATAACAATCCTTGCTCATCATTAGTAGAATATGAAGAGAATTGTGATTCTCATTATAATTTTAATCCATCTATTAATTTACCTTCTGGATTATCAAATAATTTAACTAATATTAATATTGAAAATATAGACACTTATATTGCTAGAATTAATATTCCAATTAACAATTTACCAGAATTAACAAACAATGAAGAAATTTTGTATGAATTTAATTTTATAGATACTGATGGTAAAACATACCAAATATACCCATATAGCGGATCTATTCTACCCAATAATAATTTATCAAATATTTCTGCGATAGTAAATATGTTCCCTTCGTCTACTCCAACAGTTACTCCAACTATAACTCCAACAAATACTGTTACTCCTACAAGCACTGTTACTCCAACCAATAGTATTACTCCTACCAATAGCATTACTCCTACTTTAACTCCAACAACAACAATTACCCCAACAAGAACAACCACTCCAACAAATACCATTACTCCGACTAATACTATTACGCCGACTAATACTATTACTCCGACTGTTACTCCAACCAACACCATTACTCCAACCAATACTATCACTCCAACTATCACTCCAACTACTACTATAACTCCTAGTACTACCAGACCATCTTATAATAGTGCAAACTATAATGAATCAGCCAACTGGAATGGGTCTTCTGGAGGTAATGTAACGACCGTAGGTAGCAATGGAGGATCATCTTATTATGGAACTTATGATCAAAGCGGAAATGTTAAAGAATGGAACGATCTAAATAATAGTATTACTGTAAATAAAGGTTTAAGGGGCGGAGGGTGGAACGATACTTTAGCAACACTATCGTCTTCTTCCGATTCATTATCTTTTATTCCAGAATATGCTGATGATAGTATAGGATTTCGTATTTGTGCGATGAATAATACTTTTGATTATAATTTTGTAAGTGTTGCGGATACTAATAATATTAATAGCTCTAATTCATATGGAAATGTAAATTATATTTATCAAATTGGAAAATATCCAGTTACTAATTGTGAATATGCTCAATTTTTAAACTCAGTTGCATCAGTAGATAAGTATAATTTATATAATGATAATATGGATAGCGCTAGATGCGGCATAGTTAAAATACCAGGCTATAGTACTACAAATAATTCAATGCTAAATATTGATTTTGTTCCTGTTCTTAATTCAGGAAATGCCCCCAATCCATTGATTAGCCCAGATCTGTCTACTGTTAGTAGTAGCGGTTCTGTTAATTATAATTTTCATATAGGAAAGTATGAAATAACTAATGCTCAATACTCTTCGTTCCTTAATAGTGTTGCTAAAACAGATACTAATAATTTATATAGAATACTTATGGAGAATGAAATAGTTCGTTCTGGTTCTAATGGAAATTATAGCTATAGCACAACAGAAGGAAATGAAAATAAACCAGTTTGTTTTGTTTCGCAATTTGATATTTTTAGATTTGCTAATTGGCTACATAATGGTGGTCCGTCAGGTCTTCAAAATGCTTCAACAACAGAAGATGGGGCATATGATATGTCATTGTCTAGACCATTGCGCAAATCTGGAGCAAAATTTTGGATTCCTAGTATAGATGAATGGTATAAATCTGCTTTCTATAGTCAAGAACTAAATAATGGGTCCGGAGGTTATTATCTGTATCCAACAAGCAGTAATACTTTATCTCCAAGTAATCCTCCCGGAGGATCTGATTCAGCTAATTTTAATACTGTTGTTGGAGAAAAAACAGTTGTTGGAAGCTATATTAATGCAACTTCTCCATGTGGTGCATATGATATGGCAGGAAATATTTCAGAAAGATTGGATACTTTTGTTAGTTTTAATGATCTATACTTACATGCGGTAGGAAATTGGAATTATTCAGGTGAATTTACAAATATTCCTGGAGAATTATTTAATTCATCATCATCAGAACACACCTTTGCTACTGCTGGACTTACATCAGAAAACGAGAGAGTAGGATTTAGAGTAGCTGGATTTTTCCCAACCAACTCGTATTCTGTAAAACCCGATTGGAATAATAAGCCAATAGTTTTTGTTAATTGGTTTGATGCTGCCAGATATTGTAATTGGCTACATAACAACAAAATCAGAGGACCACAAGATATTACTACAACCGAAGACGGAGCTTACACTCTGAATGGTATTGTTAGTGGTAATGGAGTAATAAAAAATACAAATGCTAAATATTGGATTCCTAGTGAGAATGAGTGGTATAAAGCAGCATATTATAGTCCTAATAAAAATAATACTGGTAATGTTGGATATTACCTTTATGCTACTCAAAGTGATGAACCGTTGTACTTTGTTACTGCTGATAGTGCAGGAAATGGCATATTAAACGAACAACTCGCTCAAGCTAGCGATTATTTCTGTGGAGAATTACCAACTCCTACTCCAACAAAAACAACCACTCCAACTATTAGTACTACCCCCACAAATACAATTACGCCAACCAATAGCGAGACTCCAACAGCTACTCCAACAAATACCTCTACCCCAACAAATACTCCTACTCCAACTAGTACTCTAACTCCATTTTTAAGCCCATCGATTACTCCAACAAGTACTCCAACTAGTAGTGAGACGCCTACTGCCACACCTACAAATAGTATTACTCCTACTAATACTCTTACTCCAACTAATACCATAACCCCAACACAAACTATTACTCCTACTTCTACCGATATAGCTATTGGAAATAGAGCTAATTATAACGGATTAGCTAATTGGAACGGATCTACCGGAGGAAATCTTACTTCAGTAGGAAGTAATGGAGGACCAAGTTATTATGGAACATATGATCAAAGCGGATTAGTTTATGAATGGAATGATTTAAACAATATTGATTCCCCCAATAGAGGGAAAAGAGGGGGCTGGTCTGGAAATAGCGCATTAGCATTATCTTCTGCTTTCAGAGCTGAGGATCCGATAGCCTCAATAAGATCATCTGTAGGATTTCGTTTGTCTTCTAGTACTAATCCATTAAATCTTGATATGTCATTAATTACAGATCCTGGTAATACTTTTGATACTGGTGGAACTAATTATGGTTCTGTAAACTACACATACTATATAGGAAAATATATTATTACTAATTGTGAATATGTAGATTTTCTAAATAGTGTTGATCCTCAAGGAATTAATCCGCAAAATATATATAATACTTCTATGACAACAAGTATTCATGGAGGTATTAATTTTAATAGTGGAGCAAATAATGGTAATAAATATACTATAAAAACTAATTGGGGAGATAAACCAGTAGTTTTTGTAAACTGGTTTAGCTGCTCAAGATACTGCAACTGGTTGCACAACGGTAGGTTTAAATATCTCACCTCAGATAGTTCTGCTAATGCTCCTCAAAATAATGGTGCATATAATATAGGGATATCAACAACAGGCAATGCTGTATCAAAAACTAATACAGCATTATATTATATACCTACAGAAAATGAATGGTATAAAGCTGCATATTATAAAGGAAATGGAACCAACGCTGGATATTGGAGATATGCCACTCGATCCAACGATATTCCATTAGCAATAACTGCTGATAGTTTTGGTGCTGGAACATTAAATGGAACTTCAGTAATAACTAATTATAGTTGTCCTCCTTCTCCAAGTTCTATGCCAACACCCACTCCTACTACTACTTCCACTCCAACAAATACTGTTACTCCAACCTTAACTATTACCCCAACCAGAACAGCCTCTCCAACAGTTACTCCAACCAGAACAGCCTCTCCAACAGTTACTCCAACCAGAACAGCCTCTCCAACAGTTACTCCAACCAGAACAGCTACTCCAACAGTTACTCCAACAAGAACATCCACTCCAACAATTACTCCAACCAGAACGGCTACACAAACAACTACTCCAACAAACACCTCTACTCCAACAAACACCTCTACTCCAACAAGAAGTATAACTCCTACGCGAACACTAACGCCAACTAATACGGTTACTCCGACCCAAACCAAACTAATACTACCCTTGACTGCCGGTTCTAATACAGCTAATTTTATTGGATTATGGGGAAACACAACATTAAGTAGTACTTTCAATAGTAATGACAACTACAGCAACATTAGAGCTGTAGCAGCAGGATATGGTCGTACCACTCCTGGTCCGATGTTTTCTACAGCTAGAGGCAGTATCAATATTAGATTTATTGATCAGAATAATCAGCCTGTTTCTGTTACCGAATTCTCATTAAGCAATATCATACTATATTATGAATTTAGACCAGTATCTTTAAGTGGAGCGACTTTAACTGGTAGTGGTTCTAGCTATATATTAACTTTACCATCGAATACTAATTCTTTAAATGGAGCCTATCAATTAAAAATTACAGGATTTGACCCAGAAGGTTTATATTCAATGATTTGTTGGCAAAAATGGATTCTTGGATCTGAAAACTTAAGATATATTTGGTATAGTACTAATTGGAATGAATCATTAACTAATAATGTTACAACTGTGGGTAGTAATGGTGGTCCTAGTGCATATGGTACTTATGACCAAAGCGGGAATGTAGAGGAATGGACAGATAACTTTGGTCTTGCTGAAGTTAGTAAAAAATTACGAGGAGGATCATATAGATCAGTTATTCATGAAATTAGTAAAATTTATAGATCCGTAGATACAATTCCATCATATAAAGATCCCAGATATGGCTTTAGAATATGTAGTTTTAATAATTCTAATTCAATACCAAATTTAGTACAAGTAGTTAATTCTAATAATACTCAAGATACAACAGGATTTGGATCTGTTCCTTATGCTTATTTTATAAGTAAATATCCTATTACTAATTGTGAATATGTAGAATTTTTGAATAGTATTGATCCTCAAGGTTTGAATCCTCAAGGGATTAGTCCAGATGCTGCTGCTAGAAGAGACATAATATCGGGTATACTATTTGATAGTACCTCCTCCAACGGAAATAAGTATTCTACCAAACCTAATATGAGTAATAAGCCAGTAGTATATATAAATTGGTTTAATGCTGCGAGATATTGCAATTGGTTACATAATAATAGACCAAAACTATTAACAACAAACCTATCAGCAACGGCTCCACAAAATGTTGGTGCTTATAATTTAGGATCAACAACAACAGGTAGTACTGTAGCCAAAGAGCCCAATGCTAAGTATCATATTCCAACAGAAAATGAATGGTATAAAGCAGCATTTTATAAGAGCAATTCTACCAATGCTGGATATTGGAATTATGCTACTCAACAAGATACTATCCAGTATGTTAGTAGTGATCAATTTGGAAATGGTATTAATTTTAATCTAAACAATCATCCCGTTGCTAGAAGTAGTGATTTCAATTGTATTCAATATGTTACTCCTACTCCTACTATTACTCCCACCAAAACCTCAACTCCTACTGCTACTCCAACAAGTACTATGGGTCCAAGAACACCAACTCCAACATCGTCAATTCCATGTGACTTTACATTACAAAAATGGTTACCACTGATCGACTCACAATTAGATATAGCACCTGCATGGACGTGTCTCGCCTCTAATGAAGATGCAACAAAATTAGCTGCTATTTCCTACAACAATTTCAATGTTGGGGGCTTTGGTATAGAATACAAGGTTTATGTTAGTAATAATAGTGGAAAAACCTGGACATTAAGTTTTGCGTCTAATGACCCTTTAAATAGTATAGCAAGCGATAGCACAGGAAATAAACTAATACTAACAGCAGACAATGGTTCAGGTATCGGAACATTACATACCAGTACTGATGGTGGTCAAACTTGGATACCAAGAACTTCTGCTGGCATTAAACCCTGGCAAAAAGTAATTAGTAGTAATAATGGAAATAATTTAGTTGCAATAGAGTTGACTACTTCTATATATACTAGTAGCGATAGCGGAATAAGTTGGACAAAAATTGATAACGATCTATTATCAATGTCGGGGTGGTATGATATTGCTATGAATAGCGACGGATCTCAATTAATAGGTATATTACCTACTACTACTAGTGGATTGATAGCAAATCTATATGTTAGTAGTGATTATGGAAATAATTGGACAATTATTAATAGTGCTGGGACTAGATCATGGAGAAGAGTATTACAAAATAATACTGGTTCAATAATAGTAGCTTTAGCAACACGAACTGCTAATGCTAGTCCAGACGAGATACACGATATGTTTGTGAGTACGAACGGTGGCGTTTCTTGGACTCAAAGAGGATCTGCTGCTTCCAAAGCATGGTGGGATATCTCTATGAACAAAAATGGTAATATTATATTAGGAATTAATCATGCTAGTACTTCAAGTAATAGCACGCCTGGAGATTTAAGCTCTATTTACCTTAGTAGAGATACTGGTATTTCTTGGAGCGAATTAGCTTATAATAATGGTTCGGTTGGGAATGGGATGACTAAAGTTTGGAGTAAAATATCAACCGACTACTCAGGAAATAAATTCATAGCTTCCGCATCTAATAATAGTGTCTATACAATGGATTGTAGCATTCCTTCAAAAGGAATTCTGTTTGACAGCTCTTCCTGGATAAACAGGTCGGATGTTCCATCTTTATATCAATCTTTATTAAATACTGCTTCTAACAGATGGTCTAATTATATCAAATTAAGTGACATTACTTTAAATCAACATCCAGGACTCATTAGTTCACAAGGATTACAACTAAAATCATTCTCCTTATATAACGATGGATCAGACTGGTCAGCTGCTAGATGTGAACCAAATAATGATTATACTGGATTTAATTTGTCTATTAATACATATTATAATCCAGGGCTTACCAACTTATGGAGTAATATTATTGTACATGCATTGGGTCATGGTCTAGGTATCGGAACCAATTGGACTGTTACAGGAGGTTTCGTTGGAGGCGTATCTGATACTTCTCTTAGACTAGATGGAATATCATATCCTATGACTTTGGCCGCTTGGAGACTTATTTCCGCAAACCGACTCATGCCATATACGCCGGTACTTGAAGAAAATCAAATTGGAGCAGGAACACACTGGACAGATACAGTTATAAATGAGATTATGAGAAGACCTATAACGGAATCCAGAAATATAACAATATTAAGTATTAAAAACCTATTAGACATAAAGCCTCTCGGATTTGAGAGATATGTGGAAATCAAACCAGGAAATTTTGAAAAATGGATTTCACGAGAACAAGATTCCTTTTTTACTCCACAGATACAACAAAATATAGAAGAAAATATTCTTTATTGCGGAACATGTAATCATATTAATTCACTTAAAACTAACTAATTTAAATGTCCTATAAAATATATAACAATAACAGCACTTTTTATATCAGAAAAGTTAATGAAGAATTTTTTCTGAACAATAGTGATATTATAACTCCAACACCATCTGTAACGCCTACAAAAACAATTACTAGTACTCCAACAGCTAGTACAACAGTTACTTCGACTCCAACCTCTACAGTTACTAGAACGGTCACCTCAACAAGTACTCCAACGCCAACACAAACCTCTAATCCGCTACCAGGCCCAACTCCAACGCCAACCTCTACAGTTACTAGAACGGTCACCTCAACAA